TCATGAGCATGAGTGAAATGATTCCTGCCATCTGATATTAAATCCTTATAAGGACCATGCTGTTTTATGTCTCTCGCCCAGGTGGTGCTGAACGCAGGGTTACAATAGGAACAGGCAAAATTACATGTTCTATCAAAGGCAATCTCCAGGGTTTTTAGATTTACATCTTCTGTGATGGGAGTACTGAATGCTCTTTCTAGATCCGCGTCTGGATAGATTTTACTTTTGTAAACCCTGTCACTCACGGCATCTCTGCCCATGTCCTCAATCTTCCAGCAGTATTCGCAACCAGCGGGGCGTTCGCCCGCTATCATTTTGGCGCGGTCCTGTTTCTTCTGCGGGGTGTTGTGCAACAATCTGGGATTATCTCTTAATTTTGCCACATCCACTTGGTGAGCGGGCGGATGATGGCAGCTGGTGGTCATTCCAGAGCCCAGCCATATGGTGGCGTTGTACCACTTGGCTCCACAGAAGCTGGGAGATAGCGAATCTAATATTTGTTTACGATATTCAAGATCTTTATTCATTGTTTTTTATTGCTGCGTAGACTTTGTCAGCCCAAAGTTTATTTTGTTCGGCGCTCATGTGATTGATTATACCTTTGCCCCACGGCATTGTTGCCCCTCTGCCAGGCAAGAAATTTAATTCATGGTTCAATGATAGAGCATACATGCTCTCATCAATGAATATTCCGCTGCTCAATTTGATTCCAGCGTCTTTTTTTGCCTGTTCAAATGGACGGAAGCTCCAGGTTTGTACAATTGTTTTATTTTTTATTTTAGATAATACGTCGTGGTCAAACCATTTCAGGGCATATTCGTAGGCCAACTCATCTCTGTCGTAGCTGTGCAGGTGTATGAAGTACTGTTCCAGGGCATCGTATATCTTAGGATTCACTCCGGGAACGGGCTGGGTATTGGCCGACAGTATCAGATCTGGATGATACAACCTATAAGGCTCTGTATAGCACAGCACGCAGGTGTCAGGCAGCTTATTTTCCTGGTTCAATTTATTGAATTTAAAAAAGGTAGTCCATATGCTGCGGCCGGGCTCGCCCATGTGTACTATCTTGGCTCCCAATCTATCTGCCAACAATGTGCACCAGCTTTCTTTTTCCTTGCCTGCGCAGAAACTGTCTCCAAAAAATCCTATTGTCCTCATAAGCTCTTGCACTCCTGCCAAAATTCCTGCATCTCAGGAAATGTTTGCTCAAAACTTGTGCCACGTCTGCGATCGTGTTCTGCAAAAAATGCGTAAAAATTCTTTTTCTGCGCACTGTCTTTTTCCTGGTGCTTGCGCCAGTAAGCAAGATTGCGCTGCATCTTCTGTATCTCAAAGTCTTTGAACAACGAGAAATCCAATCCAGTTCCAGTCACTTGTTTGGGACCAATCTGCTCATGGTGATCCATCATGTATTTGATGTTGTCCTCATGTATGCGCTGATATGATTCGGGCAGCAGGGTTATCTGTTGCCATGCGGGCTGGCGCAGCAGGGGAATATCGAACCACACTCGCTGATAGGTTTTTGAATGCTCCGATCTCAACAGGCGTATGTGTTTGAGTAATCTGTTCAGTGAGGTCACACTTAAATTATTGTAGGTGATGATAAAAGTGATGGAATTGCGCACGGGTATCCTGTGCAGGAACTCATTGACATTGTCCATGAATTGATTGTAGTTCAGTCCGTTCCTGATGTACTCTGCCTGTGCGCCATGGGCATCCACAGACACGAACTGCATGAAATGCTCCACTTTCTCATCCAGGCATATCCTTTTGACCTGATCAAAATACTTGTTTTTCAATTTGATGTCCGGAGGACACATGTTTGATGTAACATTTAGGTGCAGGTCTTTCTTGGGATGATCTATGATGTAGTCAAACACTCGATAGGTGTTGACATCCATCATGGGCTCGCCACCGGTCATGCGGAAGTGTTTTAAATTCTTATACAATTCCGGCCACCAGCGCCAGAATGCTTCCACGTAGGGATTGTTTTCTCTGTTGGGTATGGGCATCCTCCTGCCCGTGAAATGCTCGGGTGCGTTGTGCTCTGGCGCAGTGGGATACGCTCCATATATGTCTATCTCCTTGCCCCATGCAGTGGAAAATTGTGGTGAGCAATAGCTGCATTTGAAATTACAGGCATTGTTGAAGTTTACTTCCACATAGCGAGGCACATGTGTCCTGTCCAACGGATTGTCTCTGATCTTCTCAAAGTCCATCATGGCCCATGGCTCGCCGGAACGATAGTGGCGATCACTCATCTCGCCCGTGTCCTCCATCTTCCAGCAATAGGAACAGCCCGCGGGTCTTTCGCCTGCCAGCATCTGTTGCCTCTGCTTGATCTTTTCTTCTGTGTTGTGCAGTGCTGCTGGATTGTCTGCCAGGCCTGCAGCATCTATTTCGTGCAATGGTGGATGATAGCAAGAGTTCGTCAGTCCTGTGGGCAGATGCAGAGACACCTGGTTCCATTTGGCCAGGCACATGGTGGGGCTTATTTGTTCTAATTCTCTCTTTGCCTCATCCGCTGATGTTTTATAAACGCTACTCACGATCCTGCACTCCTTTGTTCCTGTAAGGTTGTTGACAAAACTTATAAAATTGGCTCTGTGCTGCATCAAAATCTGCCACGGGCAATGCCAATCTCTGTCGCAGACTGTTGCCATGGGCCGACATATCAGATTCTATATCATACATCATGTGAGAAAATTTGTCGCTCATGAATTCTAAATCTCTGACCAGTGTGACATCGTAGTTTGTATCCAGCGTGGCCATATAACAGCCACATCGGGCACCCAGCATGGCCCATCGACCATTCTCCACGTCAGCACCCACGCTCATCCATGTGACTAGATTTCTAAGATTGGGCTGGGGGATCGTCTGCATGAAAAGGCTAGGATCTACCTTCTGTCCATTATCGAGACTCATTTTAACACCTTCTCTCCATCCTGCTATGAAAGCCTGTTCAGGAGTATGATTGATATGTGTCGTGGAGTATACATTGTGCAGATTCTCATGTGGCACCGTCCAACAGAAATCTATCTTGGCTCGTTCTTCCACAGCATTTTCATGAGTTTTCATTTCCAAGCAAATCTTGCGAGGCCATCCCACAATACCACCATTGCCATATATCAATCCATTAATAATGTTTCTTGCTCTCCAACGATGCACAGCAAGAGGATTGGTCTTGCTCCAATCCAGCGTCTGTAATAGGAAAGCGGGATCTATTCTATTGTCCCCATCGATGCTGATAAAGAAATCTGTTTCTGCTCGTTCGGCGGCGGCCTTGTGTGCGTTGTCAAACCCCTTGACTCCATGCACTCGTTTGGCCCAGGGCACTATGTTCAATAGGTCAGCGTAGTTCTCATCAGCGTTGGGCTCTCGATAGCTAATAAAAACAAAATCTAGATCGGTTACTCGGACGGTGTTTGCCATGCGTGTCCTCCTTCTCCCGTTCCAGTGGGCCAATATGGATCTCCATTAGAAAAATGCAAGCCATCAGACGATGCCAACAGCACACTGTATTTCCGCTTTATCTCCGCGGGGGGCTTACGGATGATCTTGCCCTGCTCGTAGTAAAAATTTTGATGTCCTTGGCCCAGCAGCATGAGGTATGTTTGCTTGTCTACGCTTGTTGTGTCCGTGCCCTGTTGGTTGGCCAGGCACAGTATCTCATTGCCTTTGGTCCTGATGTAGTATTTTGGATCAAATTTCTTGGGCTTGAAATTCTTCAGCGAATCAAAAAGTTCTTGCATCTAACACCTCCGGTATGTTCTTGTCATGGTAGTGCCACACGCTGGACATCCTTCTTCCCCCCAGGTACAACCTGTCCCGCAGCCTGACGGGATAGAGATAGTTGTTGCAGTCCTCGGTGGGCGAGCCGTTGATGGCTGACTTGCCATGCACGAACTTGAACCATTTGTAATCTATTAAATTTTGCTGCGTGGGTTCCATGATCCTGTGGGCCAGGGCATACACCACGTCCGTGGTCGGGAACTTGTCATGGCAGTTCACGAGCATTTTTTCTTTGACCTGCTGCCAGTTGCTCGCTATGGCATCGCACAGCATGAAAAATTTCTGTGCCATTTTGCTTTTCCTGAAATATGTCAGCCCGTTGTATATGTTTGGCAGGTGATTCCTTGTAAAAAGTTTCCTGTATGTGCCGTCCACGATCTCCTGGTCACGATAATTCAGGCAATTGACGGAAAACACCATGTCACGCTGGCACAGGTGCTCCCACCACCAGTCGGTGTTGGCTGTCCACAGCATGTCAGACTCCAGCTTGATAGTGTGTACATAGGGTGACAGCGAGAACACCTGATGTTCATTGGCAAATTTTTGTTCGTGCTCCTGGCTGTGATCTCTCCGCAGCAGCCGGACCACGTCCACGTGCTCGCTGCTGAACATGGAATGCTCGTCCACCAGCACGCATATGCTGTTGTGCCTGTTGTGTCGCTTGATGGACCTGGCAAGTTCAATGCTGCACCTCACGTAATCAGTGGTGCTGTTGTTCTGGCAAACCCAAATGAATCCCCTAGACATTGACAAATCCTTTGTTGAGCACATGCACGTCCTGTCCCTGTATGCTGTTGATGCTGTTGAGATGCCGGTAGCACAGGCCATCACCGTCATGGCTGATCACATCGCAGTCCTGTGGCAACGTGGCGATGGAATCCGGGATCACGTCATATGCGCCGAAGCCGTTGATCTGATTCAGTGCCATGGCGAATGCATAATCGTTCCTGAAATTTTTGTAGTCTATCCTGTAGAGGTTGCAGTAGTGGTTGTAATTTTGCTTGATCATCTTGACCAGGTCAAATATCCTGCGCACACGATCAGTCTTCCTGAAGATCAACACCGTGGCCCAGACCAGGGGCAGCATGGACTTGCGCTCATAGGTCAGTGCCTGCCTGTAGGACACATCATGTGCGCGGTCATGTATGAGGAAGTCATGCGCTGTGCCACTGAGCCGCAGCAATTTGTCGGAGAAGCAAAGATAGTCCACGTCCAGCACAATGGTGGTGGCGTACGGCGAGTGGTCAAATGCCTGGCAGCGCTCGAGGTTGTGCCATGGCAGCCCCAGCTTGGTGTTGTTGCACTCGTTGTCCACAGTGATGAAGTCAATTTCTGGCCTGTCGACCCAGCGCTGCAATGTGTGTGCGTTGGTGACCATGGTGATGGGCAGTTCCAGGTGCTGCTTGACCAATGCCACGCTGGCGTTGGCCACCCTGTGGTAGGGCACCTGTTCCGTGTCAAAGCAATACATCAGCACGCCCCGTGTCATGTTCACTCCTTCAGTGTTCGCAGCGATTGATAGGCCTGGTGATAGGTGTTGAGGGCCGCCTGCTGGCGCTCCACCAGCGCGGCTATGAATTGCTTGGGATCCTTGATCTCCACGGGATTGGAATTGGCGTCCAGCATGAAGAAGCTGTCGCGATGCTCCATCAGCATGGTGGCCGTGGCTATGGTGAGAGGGTCCGCGCGGAATATGTGGTCATTGTACACCGTGACCATCTCGCTGTCAGCCCTGGACAGTAGATTCTTCTTGGCCACTGCCCTGTCAAAGCTGAGATCGCTGTGTCGCTTGAGTTCATTGATATCCATATGACAATTATAGCTTAATTATCGTGGTAGATCAACCTGGTAAAATATATGTTATGTGGTTGTGTTGCTTACTTGTGCTGTGCTGGCCTCGTTGTACACAGTGGCAAGTCCCTCTGTGGTGTTGGGCCTCAACATGTACAGCGTGGTCACCATCTGCGGCGTGTCCTTGATGGCCGATGCCACCGATGCTGTGTTGCCCGCGGTGTATTGCGTGTCCGCTGAGCCGTCCGTGGCCACCATCTTGATGGTCATCGTGACCGCTGTGCCGGGTGATGCGTTCAGCTTGGCCGAGATCTCCACCGTGTTGCTGGTGTAGGTGCTGTTGTCCGAGGTCAGCTTGATGATGGTCTGGTAGCTGGTGGTCATGTCGTAGAATCCCACGGCCAGGCCGTTCGTGGTCAGTGTCTCCGTGGAGCCGGAACGTGTGCTTGACTGTGATCCTATGTCCAGGTTGCCGATGCCGGTGCCCAGGTCCACGTAGGAGTTGTCCTTGGCGCTGAGCGAAGAGGCAGTGGCGGAAACCACTATCCTGACCTTGCCGCCCTGGTTGAAATAAAATCTCATGTCGTTGGCTGATGCCCAGGTTATGCTGATCTCATGCGTGGCAGTGGAGTCCCAGCCCTCTGCGGCTGTGGTGACCGATCTCACCGATGCCGAAGTGGTTATGGCGGTGGCCAACGTGGATCCGCCCTGCACGGCCGTGGCCAGTGCGTTGAGGTCCGTCAGCAGCGCGGCCTTGACAGCTATGACGTCGCCCACTTCTCTGGAAACGGTGGATGTCAGTGCCGTGATGTTGGTGTGATTCTGTATGTTGTTCATGGCGGTCCACAATGAGTTCCATTGCGCCACCGTGATCTTCTCAGCGGTGTTGACCGTGTGCAGGGCCGTCTGCCCCAGGCCCAGGTTCAAAAGGCCAGTGCCCATGATGTGATTGATGCCGTAGGCAGCTATGTCACCTGAGTTGGAGGTGTTCGTTAGAAATGCGTTGTATTCTGCTGGTAGTATCTTGTCCGACGCTGCGTAACCCATGCTATTTTGCTCCTATCGCACACTCTGTTAATTCTGTGTCTATATTATATTTATCTTGGATCAGTCGGCCCAGCACGTTAAATGCGGTGCATTCTGCCAGATCCGCCACGCGAGCCACGCCCGCTGTGCTGCTGCTCACTATCCTGTCGCCCGCTTGGCCCACGCCCTGCACCTTGACCCTGGCACGTCCCTTGAGAGCAATCATGGGATGACTGTCATTATTACCAGCATCTTTGTTCATTAAGAAAGCTGGATTTTCAGAAACCACGCCAAACACCCTGTGATCCAATTGATTTTTGCATTTCGTGATCTCTTTTGATCCACCCAATATCACCACGTCGCCCACTTGCAGCGGCATGTCTGTGGCATAACGCTCTGCCAAATCCGCATACTGCGCCGCCGTTGATGTCGCATGCACTATGTTGGCCCTGATGTCCACCAAGGTGGGAGCTGAAACGTCCATCTGCCCCTGTGCCTTGAATGCAGTCCATGCCCCGCCGGAGTTGCCGTATGTTGTCGTCAAGTCGTCCGCGAAGGTCTCGTCCCACACCCAGAAAAGATCCTGCTCCGTGGCGCTGGATGACTCTCCCCTGTTGACCTTGAGACCCGAATAGTTGGGCATGGCCGCCGCGGTGGACAGGTTCCTGTTGACTTCGATTATGTTGTCCTCCACGGACAGCGTGGAGGTGTTGATCACTGTCTGCGTGCCGGTCACCGTGAGGTTCTGGACCACTAGGTCCTTTACCACTCCCTCGCCACCGTCTATGGTCATCACGGTCTTGTTGACTCCACCGTCATTGACCCTGAATATGATGTCACCATTGATGGTGTTGTTCTGCACTATGACGTTCTCTCCCGACTCAATGCTTATGGTGAGATCCGCTCCCGAGCCCAGGCTAATTCCGCCGTCGTTGAATATGGTCAGTGTGCCGGTCATGCTGTCGTTGGCATCCGCCCTGACGAAGTTGTCCGCGGGCACCACGGTGGTGAGGTCCGCCAGCAGCAGGTTGGTGGCCTGCGTGGCCACTCCCGTGAACCTGGCCTGGCTGACCGCGGTGGACAGCGTGATGCCCTTGAATATCGTGGCGAACCCCGTGATCGCAACCAGCGGATTGAATTCCTCTGGGGACACTATGGCGGTTATCTGGTCATTGACTATGAATTTCAATATGCTCTTGAACACTCCCGCGCCGCTGAGCACTGTGTCCGGGATCACTGAGGTCTGTCCCGATCCCGCTACCGTGGTGGGTCCGATCAGCGTCCAGGCCGTGCCGTTGTAGACATGGAGCTGGAGGTTGTTGGTGTCGAACCACATGTCTCCGGTGTTGGCGTTGGTTGGCGTGGAGCTGCTGTTGGTTCCCGATCCCACTGGCTTGAATTTGTTGCCGTTCCAGACCTTGATCTGATTGGCCAGGGTGTCATACCATAGCTGGCCCCGTATCTTGTTGGCGGGTGCCGTGGTGTTGGCGAAGTTTTCCAGCACCTTGACGAAGTTCTCGTTCAGGCGCTCGCCGAATCCAGCATAGCTCTTGCCGAACAGCGCAAGGTCCGTGGTGGCGATGTCCACCGTGCCGTCCTTCAGCACTACCAACTTTGTTCCGTCCGTTTTGTTTATGATATAGGACATTTTTTAATTGCTTTCGTTGTCCCTCACATGCACCAGGAAGCTCACGTCGCCCAGCAGCTTGATCAATATCGCTGCCAGCTCTGGCGTCAGGGCCTGATCTATTTTTACGAGGTCATTAGCAGTCAAACTGGACTGATAATTTGCATTGATGTAGTCAGCTACTTGTTGTTTTGTTATGGCCATTTTTTGTTTCTCCTTATTAATTATCTTATTTTTGAGCTGTACACGGACAGCCAATGTTTAAATTTTTCTCCTGTGAAGGGTCTAGCGATAGAGCCCAATACAAAACAAGCACCCTCTCCCACTATTCTGACCATTTTACCTAGAAGGTCACTGTTGGTTCTTGCTCCTGTTTGATATGCGATCTCATTGGCCCTTGCCTGGGCAATGATTCTGATTGCTTTGATGAAAAGAGAATTGGTCTTATGTTTATAATTTTTTTCCATATATTGCACCAGTGGACAAGCCCATAACCAATAACCTATTTTGGTATTATCACTCAAATATTGTACACTGAATTGGGTGTCAATTGCAAGATCTTTTGCAGTGAATAACCCATTGTTCCTCAGCCAAGTGCATATGACTCTGCCATTGGTGTAGTCCAGTGCTTCCAACATCTCCACAGTTTTTACCACTGCGGCACTTTTATCGTTGTTTCTCAAAGCATCTAGGATGTCTCTGACATATCTGTCATAGTAGCCTCGCCATATGATCCTGTCATTCTTGTGTACGCCTCTGATCTGTGTCACTGTTTTTTCTGATTGCACATAATATTGCACCATTTTATCTTCGTTGATATATTCTCTGAATGCCCGTAGCAGCACGAAGTCCGCCTGTGCCGCTGCATTGTGCTCATCGGGTGTGAATGGTGTTGTCTTTGTTCTGGTTGGTAGATGATATGCCAGGATGGAATTATAAAATATACAATTGTCTTCACGACTCAACAGCGTGGTGACACAGTGCTCTTCGTCCCCGTGCTCTTGACACTGGGCGCAGGCCTGTCTATTGTGTAGGTATTCTTCAACTGATATTCCCATTATTTCACTCCTGCTATCATGTATAATAATCCAAACATTGCCCACATGGCATAACCTATGGCTACATTTTTAGTGGGCTGGTTGGTGTGCTTGACAAATTTTCCTATAATTCTGCTCACTGCGATTCCTATCGTCATTATGTATCTGCCCGCTCGATTGTCTTCTTTCAGCACTCCCATTTTGTAGGCCATATGCTCGGCCCATGGTGTGGCTATTCTTCGTGCCCATCTCACAGCCATGGCTTTTTGTTGAGCATTTCTTTCGGCTCTGTCTTGGATCCAGAACATGCATTGAGGACCTTCATTGCTCATCCAATCCACAACCACTCGTGCCCATTTAAGGTATCCGTAATAGGCATTGGGATCGGTCTGTCTCAACCAGTGCCCAAACATCTCATCTGCCTGATAGATCTCGTCTGACAGATAGCCCAGTTCATGTAGTTTGGTACAAATGATTGAACATCCGCCACCACCACCGCCGCCGGCTGGTAGTCCTCCAGAGCCTGGAGTTCCTGATGAAGGATTGCCGTCGCTGTCTCCAAATCCCGCAGTTGTGGAGACAAAGTTCACTCCCGAGTTGAATATGGCCTTCCACACGCCATTGATCTTTACGTAGGCCGCTGATATGTCCTTCCAGGTTCCTGATTTTTTAAATTTGATTGCGTTGATGGTCTTCCATGCGTTGTTGACCTTGAACTTGGCCTCTACGCTGATGTCGAAAATTAAAACGGCCAATCCATTTCCCCCTGGTGATGCAGCGGATCCGCCCGTTGCGGCCCCCGCCTGGTATGATGCTCCTGTGAATGGCGATGTTCCAGTACCGTTGGAACCGGTGCCACCTGTTGGCACTAGATTGGATCCAGAATAACCGCCAGTTCCGCCATCATCCCCTCCAGCTCCGTTGCCGCTCCTGCCACCATCCGTTCCGCCACCACCTGCTCCTGCTCCTGCTCCATCACCTGAGTGGTTGGCTCCGTTCTCTCCCAGTGTGCCTGGCACGCCCAACGTTGGATCGTTGTTGTTTATACCATCGGTTCCCACGCTGTTTTGTCCGTCACCGCCTCCACCGCCACCGCCACCTGCCACCGCTATGTCTGTTCCATTGATCCTTATCACTGTAGCTGCTCCGCCTCCACCTCCAGCGCCAGATGATCCTGTTGGCCCTTGTGTTCCCCCGTTGCCACCTGAATATCCTGTGAGTCCTTTGCCCATGCTCTTGCCTCCGGCTCCACCTCCCACTCCCAGAGTCATGGTTGATCCTGATTCTGCTGTGAGGTCTATGGTTCCTGTGACGTAGTGTCCGCATGCTCCGGGCCTTCCGGGACCAGCGCTGTCTCCACCTCCTCCTCCTCCACCTCCGCCCCATATGTGGAATGTCACAGAAGCCGCTCCCGCGGGAATCGTGGCCTGCTGCGTGGTGCCAGTGTATGTGAATGTTTTTGTTATCGTTGGCATGGGATTAAACCTCCCTTACAAACCAGAGATCCCCGTCTGAGCCTTGCACCGAAGTGGGCGCCACTGTCTCGACGTATCTGTTGCCTGCCACGGTATTGCCCGTGACCCCTGCATCGGCGGTTATTACGCTGCCTCCCCATCTCTTGATGGATTCCGCCACCGCTCCCGTGGTCGGAACATTAAGATTTCCAGTGTCCGTCGCTGCCACTACTCCAACCGCCGCCAGCGTCAGCGTGCTTACTTTCACGTTACCGGCTGCAGTGGTCTTTAAAACTTTTTGCTTGTTGGCGTCGCCGTCGACGACCGCGTCCTCGGATCTTATTATCTGTGAATAGGTTCCGCTCTCGCTCTTGCCTGCCACCCAGAAGCCATCACCAGCGCTGTAATAAAGTTTGGCTTCTCTGGCCGAATCTCTGTCGATCTTGATTCCGGAATCAACGTTCGTTTCGTTGCCGTTGTTCAGTTGCAGGAACACGTCATTCATCAACACGTTGGTTGTGGACAGGGTGTCGTATTCTCCCGTGACTGAGAGATTTCCAGTGATCTTGACGTTGCCTGTTATCTCCAGTGGCACTGTGGGTGCCGTGGTGAATATGCCGACCCTGCTGTTGTCGCCATCTATGGTGATGGCCTCAACGATGTTTCCGCTGTTGTTGATCTTGAATGCTATGTTCTTGTCCTCAGATGCGTTGGCGATTATGAGGTTGTTAGAACTGACCGTGATCTCTCCCTCTTGAGACTCTCCCACCACGATGCCTGCGTTGTCATCTATGGTTATGCCGCCCTGTGTGGTCTGGGCGATGTCCTTCCTCATGAAATTTTTTCCAGCTATGTTCAATCCATTGTCTGCTATTGATGTGTCTGTGTTCAGTTGGTTGGCCGAAGTGGTTGATCCGTTGAATGCAGCTCCGATGCTGGAATTCAATGTGATACCGGTGTAAATCTGTGCGAAGCCGTTGGTCAGCAGCGGAGTGCTGGCCGGTGATCCCGCGGATGGTGTGAATGTGGATGAGCTCAATACCGCCACCCTGATGGTGCCGTTGAACATGGAGGCTATGACCTTGTCGCCAGTGGCACTGCCTACTGTTTCAATTTTAAATCCTGATAGTTGCTGTCCCTCTGTGTAGACCGGTCCGGCCAGTTGCCATGCGGATCCCGTCCAGAAATACAACTGCTTGTCATCGCTGTCCACCCATAGGTCGCCCGCGGATGGAGATGCGGGAGCGGTGGCCTGTGATTTGGCTCCGCCTGTGGGTTTGAAGTTCGCCCCGTCGTAAACTTTGAGCTGATTGATGTTTGTGTCAAACCAGATCTCACCTCTCAATGGTGCTGCTGGACTTGCTGTAGATGCGGAATTTTCTAATAACTTGACTAAATTTTCATTCAAAAGCTCACCAAAGCCCGAATAGCTCTTGCCGAACAGCGTCAACGAAGTGGTGTTGTTAATTGTGCCGTCTGTGATAGTGGCAAGCACCGTGCCGTCAGTTTTGTTTACAATGTAAGCCATACCGTATTTATTGTCTTTGTTTAGTTTGGGTCTTTTAGTTTATACGAGCATATTAGTGCGATCGTGCTGATACCTAGGATAAATACGCATAATGAGCAATAACTCCGCAAAAATACAGCGTAGCATTACAAACAGGAAATAGACAATGAACGAGTCATATGTGCTGGGGAGAAATAAAACAGTATTCGAAACTGCAGAATTTCCTCAAATAACTGCGGATGAGAAAATAGGAATAATATTTGACGGGGATATAGAGTCCTCACTGCTTGCTATCATTGCTAAAAGATTATATGGCGCGGACCGTGTGGTGTTTATCAACGATCAAGCAATGGGTTATGACGGGAAAATATATAAAGAAAGGAAAGATCTACATCGTCTAAACATTATCAACTCAACCATCGAAGAAGCAATAAAAAGACTCGATGGCACACAAATATTGAATGTTGAAACAGAAATCTACATGGCAAACAGAAACGCTACCGATGCATTGGCAAAATTATTAGTAAAAAAATATAATAACAAATTAAGATTTGTTTTGTCTGGATGGAACAAGATACACGAGCAGAGCATATCCATGCTGAAATCCAGTGGTTGGACTCGTGGTATAATTACCAATGGACAACTGAAACCATGGTTAGCAAAAAATGCTGCACATTATCCTGAATTGCACAAGTACGTTTTTGAACAAGACGGTAGAATATTTGGCGTGAACAAAAATGTTGCCTTTGAGCAGTACGAGGCAGATTTCAATCTCTGCGTGAGGCCTTTTAGGAACCTCACCACATCAGATGTGATAGACCTATATGATCAACTGGGTGCCGTGGCCCAACTCTATCAGTCCAGCAGTTGTAAGATCGATCTTGGCAACTGTGGAACCTGTGATAATTGCCACCAAAGAAAATTAGCATTTAAAAATAGCATGGTTGTAGATCTCACGAAATATACTTTGAATTAAAGATTAATCACTGTATAATCCATACATGTATCAAATAAAAGAATACCAAAGAAATATGGATCTTTCTTTTTTTTACGATTTGTGTTTAAAAAAGGGATTTATGAACAACTCTTCTCCCTTGCGTTTGATAGATACGTTCAAACAACAAAAATTTTATAAATTATGGATTTTATTTTATAACAATTTGCCTGTTGGCACCACTGCAGCGCACGACTTTGATGATGTCATGGGAGAAAATAGTTATAGAATCTGTGTGAGGACCTGCTTGTTGAGCGAGATGCTTCCTATCAAACACGTGAGAACCAAAGATGGCATCGTCAATCATCAAAACATTGTTTCACAAATTTTTATTCCTGTGACACTGAGCGCATTGCCCAATGACAGTAAATGCTACATAACATCTTCAGACAAGGATGAAGCCAGCATGAAAAAAGTAAATGGTATATGGACCAAGCTGTTATCAAGACAGGGAGTGTTAGAAAAAGTCAAAGATGTATTTTATAGAGGAACCACCCAGACTGTGTGGCTTTTGAACAATCAGCAATTTTTTAAACAGCTGGACCAAAGTCCCCGATGGGAGTACAGTCTGGAACAAGGCATTCTCTAGGTTAATTAATTTACTATTGCTTGTATGCTTGCAGCGTATAGACGTTGATGGGTTGCGGAGATCCATCAGGAAATTCCTGGGCTCTATAATCGTCTCCCCCAATTTGTTGTGTTTGATAATTGCCTGAACCATCCAACCTGCTATCGGTCATGGCAGATCCGGCCACAGTAAACCCCACTGTGCCTGAACCATTTGTTCCATACTCGTAACGTATTCTATATCCGTCTTCGCTCTGAACCATATATCTAATGGCTGCTCCTATAGCGGTGTCTATGGCCACACTGGTCATGGCAACCACGTTGCCATCGGTATTAACTCTGACCATTGCAGGTAATGCAGGCAGAGCAGGAATATCTTTTTTAAAAAGATAATAATTCTGTGTGTCGATGGGTTGGTCCTGCAACTCGGGTATGTCTGCTGCACCATACGCTGCCACATCGGCTCTGGTGTCTGTGAATACAGGTACTATGGTGCTGCCATCTGGCCCTGGCACTGCTGTGTAATCTGTCAAAGAAGTGGTTGTGTGTATTTTGTATATCAGTGCGTTTATCAGCGACGGGTATATCGTGGAACCATCCGCGGCTGTCCACCCTCCGTCGAAAACATCTATAGCGAAAGTATCATACATGTCCTGTAGATTCATCGCCCTAACATCACCAGCTAACGTGAAGTAGGCAGGATATTGCGTGGGCGTGGTGGCCGGGTTTGGATCTGCTGCTATGGTCTGCTGTATTCTGGCAATGGCCACGTTCACCACGCTGGGTTCGGCTGTGGTTGCTTCATCCGGAAAACTTGATACCGATGTGCTGGCTGCTCCTGCCTGCAGTCTGGTGTCTGTTATACTGCCCAAGTTGCCGCCCGAGTTGACCACGGTCAGTGTCACTGAAGGATTGGACACGTATGACCAAAACATTCTTGCTTTGATCTGAGCTATTTGATCATCGGTCATCTCTCTTAGATTTCCGCTGTCATAATATAAAGGTCTACGTTCTGGCATTTTACAGTCTCTCTATGTTATTATAGATGTATTTGGTATTGCTGTCAATTAATACAATATTTTCCATACAGTATTAAGCACCGGCACCGTAGATGGTTTTCAAAACCGCGCCTGTGGAATCTAATATTTGCAGGGTCACCACACTTGCCAGCATTGACCCAGTGACAGTGCCCGTGTCCCCGGTGGTTATGACCGTGCCCGACCTATTTGGTAAAGTGATTGTCCTGTCCGCTGTGGGATCTGCCACTGCGATCGTGGTCTCGAAATTGTCATCCGTGGCGCCCTCGAACACCAAGGTTCCCCCCGCCACAACAGTGACAGCCGATGAGTGTAGTGGACCTATGAATTCTGTGCCGGCCGTGATGGTTGTTGCTGTGACTGCAGTGGCGTTGACCGTGCCCACGACATCCAATTTGGTTGTGGGCGAGCTGGTGCCTATGCCGATCCTGGCAGTGGATCCGTCCATGCTCATCACCGTGGTGATGGTTCCGCCGTCGTTGATCCTGAATATTATGTCCTGGTCCACTGTGTTGTTCTGCATATGGACTCCCACGTTGTCCAGCAGTATCCTGAAATCGCTGTCCGCGCCTATGGTCAATCCAACATCATTGGTGATGCCCAACGACCTTGTGGTGGTGCTGGTGCCACTTCCGTCTATGCGCAGGTATGATCCGGCTGGCTGGTTGTCCAGCTGGTCGGAGTTGGTGGCAGTGCCCGCGAACCTGTTTCCCGCTATGGCAGTGGACAGGGTTATGCCCTTGTTTATGGTGGCGAATCCCGATATCGCGACCTTGGGAGTGAACGTGACGTCACTGAGTATGGCCACTTGCACGTCATTGTTGTAGATCCTGGAGATGTTCCTGTCCACGTCCGTGCTGTCGGATATGGTGCTGAAGAAGAAACCATTCAGCGTGCCCGAAGAGGCAGGTGGACCAACCAGCACGTTTGTCGTGCCGTTGTTGAAATACAATTGCTGGGTGTCGCTGTCAATGAAGAGGTCACCTGCGTTAAGTCCCGCTGGCGCCACTGAAGAATATGTTGCTCCGCCCACTGGCTGGAAAGAAGAGCCCGTGTAAACCTTGACCTTGGATGTTGCCTCGTCATACCAGAGCTGGCCCTTGATGGGCTTACCTGGTGAGGTCGTGTTGGAAAAATTCTCCAGCAGGTGCAGGAAATTCTCTGCAATTACTTCTCCGTAGCCGGCGTAGCCCTTGCCCACGAATGACAAGTCGGTCTGTGTGTTAAGAATTGAATCTTGTACGATGAACTGGTTCGGTGATGCTGCGGAATTAGTTTTATTGACAGTGTATGGCATTTATATTATTCCGTAAATGTTGTTAATGATTGTATCCTCAATGTGTAATCAATCTGTATAAGTCTGTTCAAACTTTTTTGTACGGGATGGAATATCACGTGTGTTAATAGTTTATTGCTGTCACCATTTTCTGTGCCTTCCCACGATACCAATCCTAGTTCATCAAATACATAATCATCATTGAAATTGGTTGTGTTGTCAAAAGCCTCTTGTTCTGTGGGTTCACCGTAGTCCAGCGTGCAGGTGGCCACTATGTCGGTGTACTTGTTGCCCGCGGTGTGGCGGATCTCCATCTTGTTACGGGTGGTGTCCTTGTTGGTGGCAGAGTTATCATCAATGACTTTGTAATAGGTCTGATTGTATAAAGAGGCGTTGGTGCCCGTGGTGTTGGGTGTGAGGTATGTGATAATTCCCGTGGGGTCCACCGCGGTGCCTCCATTGCCAAATGCCATCTCGTGTATGAATCCTGTGCTCTTGTTGGCCAGGCTGTTGGCCAGCGCTATGCTGATGTTCTCGTAATGTATTGCGTTCCTCTTGTCAACTATGACCTCACCGCTCACGGGATCCCATATCTTGATGTGGCCCTCCATCTTTATGCCACTCTTGTCCTGTGGTTTGGCGCTGTTCTCTTGGGGCTGATTATCTTTGTTATCTTGTTGCTCTGTCATGGTGTTGTATTTATTCAGGCGCATTTGTTGGTTCTCCTGCTATGAATCTAGCTTGGTTAGTTGTTGATTTTTGTAGTCCTTTTCCATCGGAAGCCGTGCCCGAGCCGGTTGTGTACCACACCCTGCCCCGCTTCTGTACCACTTTTACCTGCACTTTTGCAGCTGGCACGCTGGCCAGCACCACGTTGGCGGTGCTGCCATCCACTGTGAAGTTGGCTGTGCTGCCATCTTCGCTGATGTGTGGCAATCTCTTGCCGCCCACGAACACGTCCAGCTCATTGGGAGTTGCCGCCGCTATGCTGGTGGGGAACTGGGCAGTGCTGCCATCGGACAGTGAGGTCTTGGTGAAAACTGTTTCCGCATATGGCACTGTCTGTGATCCTGATGCGTCCACTACCTGTGTTCCTGATGTGTGTGTGCGTATGCCCGTGCCCAAAGTACCCCTGCGCAGTTGTGACAATGTGTTGTTGTTCTTGATGAAATATTCTATCCTCTCCTTGTCTATGAAGATGACTCCCGGTACGGATCCTCCTGGGGGAGTGGCCAGTTTGCTTCCGTCCGCAACTGTGATTGAAGTTGCATCTTCCGTCAGCGCCGCCGCCAACGCAGTTGTGTCATCGGAACTGATCCTCTTGAAGAAGGTCCTGTTCAGCATGTCCTTGAATATCCTGAAACCTGTTGCCAACTTGGCGCTCTCCACCGCGAAGTACATCACGTCCACTCGGTCTGTGGCAGTGAGAGATATGCCACTTATTTTTAATTTCTTGCCGTCGACGAAATAATTTGATCCAAACGTGAAATCATATCCCTGGGTCAATGCCTGTCCATTCAACCAAACGAACAAGTAGTCGCTGTTCATTGGCGTGTCCTGCAGCACGAACTCTCCGGTGCTGTTTCCTGCGAAAATTTCTCTTCTTTGATTCATCCCCAGTGCGTTGTTGAAAGTGGTTGTTGAGAATGTTGTGCCGGACGTCAGCGTGATGCCATCCGTGGCCAATTGCGCTGGCCTGAATATTATATCAGCGCCCTCGGTGTAGTAGTGGTTGTCCAACAGCACCGACACCGCCACGACATCTGTGCTGGCGGGGGCCGATACCAACTGCACCTGCTGCGTGCCAAGGTTCACTGTGTAGTCTGTGCCTAGATCTTTCTTGGTTCCATTCACAAACACCTGTGCCTGAGTGGCGCTGGTGACAGCGTTGGCAGGATCTGTGCCCAGGCTGTAGGTCACGGTGCTGCCATCGCCCGCGTAGTATGTGTTGTCGGGTCCTCGTAATATCTTTCCACCAACTTCGATCATGGTCAGTCCAGAGAATGGACCTATGGATCCTGACGGATATGTCAGTGTGTACCTGTTGCCACCGTCGTGAACTTTTTGTTCAGCTCTGATCTCTGCCTGTGCCCTGCCGCTGCCGGCTGGCTGATTGAATGCTGCTATCTGTATGGATTTTCCGATCGCTGGCGCGGTGTTGAATGTCAAAGTGATTAATTTATTAGCGGTTGTGTATGTGTAAGCCGTTGTGGGAACTCCGTCCACAGTGACGTAGAGCTGGCTCATAGCGCTGTCCAGCTGGAATGACTCTCTCGCCGCGGTGACGAAGGATGTTGTCGATCCATCTCCGATCAAGGTGTTTATCACGATGTAGTTGCTGCCTGACATGGCAAAGCTCTTGATGCTGATCTTGGCGTTGGCTGCTGGGGCGGCCAGCATAGTAATTGTCTTGGCGTCAACGTCAACCGTGTAATCAGTCGTTAATCTTTTGGTCTGACCATCTATCATCACTATCACTGATTCCAGTGTTCCTGGCATCTGTCCTATAGCGAAGGTCGTGGTTGATGCGTTGCCAATATAATTTTTCATCATGATGAATGGAACTCCTGATTCTGGAGTGGTGTAGACCTTGATGTCCACTGTGTCAAACATGCTGCCTGGCAGGTTCTCTTCTGGGGCGTAGCTGGTCTCCGGCGTCACGAAGCCGTCACCCTCTAATATGATGTCACTTGGCGCTATGCCCACCGCGGATCCAAAAAGCCCGCCCGTGATTATGGAGTCCAATGTTTTGTCGTCTGTGGGTGTCAACACTCCATCATCATTGAACAATATGAACTGTATCTCATCGCCAGTTCCTGCCACTGCGCTGTCATCTGGGATGACCGTGAATGTCTTGGTCGAACCATCTCCTCGGAACACCAATGATGTTTGCCTTACCCCGTTTATGTACACTGTGTAAACATCGGTAGCGCTTGGAGCGGTGGAGAAGGTGAAGCCCGTGGTGCTTCCGTCTCCATAGAAAGTTTGCACCCTGCTGAGTCCGTATGAGTCCCATGGATTGTCATACCATGGACTCCTGTCCCATCCTTGGCTGTTGTCAAATGCCAATCCGGTAACCATGACTCCACCGTAGTCCACGCCTGTCATTACTTGAGAAAGCTCATTGCCCGGCATGCCCGATATGGGATCATACATACCCAGCGTCCTCTCGGCCGCGGTCAAGTATGGTTCATCACCTCGCAACTTGGTGAGATATGGCAAGCCGTCCTTGAATTCTGCTGTGCTAGTGAAGCCGCTGTTGACCTTGTAGAATCCCTGTTCGTACCTGATCAGGTCATTGAAAGCATAGTCACGATTGGCCTCCCAAAGCAGCACCGTGGCCGTGGACTGCACCCTATCAAATTTTATGGTTGTGTGAATGTCCCTCACCACATCGTTGGTCAGATTGGCATAGGCCCTGGCAAAGTTTGCCGGCGTGGTGCCCCCCGCTCCCCCACCCGTCAGCACCACCGTTGGGGTGGCTGTGTAGTTCGTGCCGGGAGTCAGCAACCTGATGCTGGTCACCGATCCGCCCTGTACTATCGCAGTGGCAGTGGCCTGCGTGTTGTCCGCCGTGGTGTAGACATCATAACCGGAAGGCCTGTCCGTGTTGGCAATGTTCTGCCCTGTCGTGGGCATGTGGAACTCCAGTCCGGGATACTCCACAAACGTGAATATTGTGCTGGTGCCCGTGCCGCCCGCGCTATCATCTGCCACCTGTGCGTCCAGGGCCGCGGTATACAATGGATAGTAGTATCCAGACTGCCCCGAAGTTGTGCCACTGTTGCTCTGTCCCAATACAGCAAATGGACCCACTGATTTGGTGGTTCCCCCAACCAGTGTCACTGTGGGCGCGGTCACATATCCGCTGCCGCCCTTGGTCACTGCTATGGAAGTCACATATTTCTTGTGATTGTCTCTCCAGAACCTGTATGGATATCTGGACATCACTCCCACGTCCGCCACTGGGTCAACGTTCCTGGTATTGCTTCCGTCATAGAAAGCCGGCAGGTCGAAATCGGTTATGATACCATCTTGTGTGTCTGTGTTGCTGTATCCTAACTTATATTCCCGTATCTTGGTGTGGAAGGGCTTGACCTCATTGATGTAGTCTTCAACGAAATTCTCATTTCCGATGTTGTAGGTCTTCCTCTGGTCAAGTGGTCTCAGTCGGTTGGTCACGTTTATGAATGACGTGGTGCTCAACCAGTCCACGTAAAGCTGCTCCTCCAACACCTTCCTCAAACCTATAAAAAATATGTTGTTGTATTCCACTGCCAGGTCGCCCACGAATATGTCGTCCCTCAGGGCCCGCAGCACATTGCGAGTCTCGGTGGTTGGCTCCTGGTCGAAGAAATTCTCGTCGAATGTGTCATCCGCGTTGTATCCGGTGTTGTCGATCGTGTAGTCATACAGAGCAGCGGAGATTTGTATGGTCCCGTTCTGCGTCGCCACGTTCCTCATCTCGTCGGTGGTCTTCTCGAACAACTTCCATCCGCCGGTGTCGGCCTTCAGCACTTTCACGATGTCGCCGATCTCCAGCGGCAGAGCATCCATCTCATATTGGAAGTTAACTTGCTTGTCGATCAACGTATTCTCGTCATAACCTTTGTCATACCAATCGGCCAGGCGATAATATTTGCTGGTGTTGTACGTCTGTACCTTGGTTCTGTTCCACTCCGGCGCATTCCATTGATATATCGCCCAGGATCCACGGCTGTTCTCTTCATCGCTGGCAACCAGCACGTTGATGATACCGCTGATGTCTCTGGTGTCGATGTATGTAAGGTCCGCGTAGCTCTCCACCCTGCTGTCCCATTCTCCCGATGTGCTGGTGGGTTCGGGGTCCTTTGAATTTAAATTGTCATAACCAATGATGTCTGCCAATTGGTTGTTTTTCAATATGGTGTTGCTGTAGTCTATGATCTCTTTCAGCGCGGCGAACCTATCCAGGTACCAACTCTGCCTCGGCCTGATCCTGTTGCCATATCTTTGATTCAATGGAAGAGTGAGATCTGGAACTTCGTTGCCTATCAGATCCTTGCCCACCAAGCTGTCCCACCACTTGTTCTCCAGCAGGGCCTTTGGACGATCGTTTTTATCTCCTTGCTTGATGATGTTCCACACAGCGTGTGACTCATCGAGGTTGTCATTTTTCCTGTAGCTTACGTTCAGTATGGTGTTGTCATTGACCAGGCTGTTTTTGACATTATAGGTTATCAATGAGTTGTTGCCTGTCACAGCATAATATTTTATTCCTGTGGATAATGGGTTCCTTATCACGTTGGCCACATAAGCGGCAGTGTTTTTCCTGTCCACCACTGCTTTGCCTTTTGGTGGGAGGAACACAGAGTTCCTGACCCAGAAGTAATAATAGTTCACGTAGCTGTCCGACACAGGATTATATTTTTGCTTGACTGTGAATACTGTGTTGTCCGGATGCAATGGCCTGCCCGACACGCCGATGGCCAGTCCTGGCGTGGTGTCAGACCTCTGGGAATATTCCGATGGCGCAAGTGTAGATTCCACCCACTCATAGATGTCCACTGATGATCCAGGGAAGAGATTGCCCCAATTCTTTGTCTGATATTCCACATTCTGCTGCTCGTACCACAACCACCTTACTCTCCCCAAATCCCACCAAACTTCTCCCACATGCTCTTCTCCCCATGCTGTCTTGGCATTGAGCGTCTTGCCTCCCGTGGCTATGTTGTAAATTGCAGGATCCCATTCTGTCTTGTAATTTATTTCCCTGTCGGCAACTCCCAATATCCTGCCTTTGACGGGATCATAATAATCCAGATAGTCAATTATCTCATTCTTTGCCGAATCAAATATAAACACGGAATCTATACGGCTGTCGTCGATGAGGCTTGTTTCAGTTGACAACGCAGTCCATGCATAATTTCCCGGAGTGTTGAGGTCGAACACCGTCACAGTGCCGTCGTCAACCCTATAGGTGCTGCCGTCCGTGGTCAACGTGTCGTCATCTGGTGATCCAACGAACACAGATGTGTCGGTGATGAATATGCCCCTGCCAAAGTCGTCATTCTCGTTCACGCTGGTGGTCACTAATTTGTCGTCGATAACGTACTTGGTGTTGTATTTTGTCGCTGTGAACACTGCTCCAGATCCAATGTTGAGGTCAACTATCAGCGTGTCTCCAAGATCGAACGTGGTTGAGTTGCTGTCAAATCTCATGGTCCTGCTGTTGCCAAATTTTTCTGCTCCTATCACTATTCTATTCTTCATGCGATTGATCTGCACGGTGGATCCAAATCTTATGTTGCTGGCCGCTTCGGGGGCAGCTATGGTGTCTGACAGTGTGTAGGTATTTGTCGACCCATCTGCCTTCCATTTGTAGACGTACACTGCGCCGGCGTCGGTCTGCTCGCCCGCTTCGGTGCCCGGGGCGGAGATCACCAACAGTTCTCCGTCTATGCTCATGGAGATCGCCTCTCCAAAGGCGGTGTTCAACGTGCTGCCATCAGCGTTGACTCCCTTCAGCGTCTGGCGATGGGTGAATATGTGCTTGGTGCTGCCGTCCTCCACGGTGCTGCCGTCATCGTTGACGCTGCTCCTGGTGAATATCTCCACCATGCCCGCCGATCCCGGGGACACGCTGCTGATGGCTATGATGTCCGCGTTTTCATTGACCGCCACGCGATGACCAAATCTCTTGCCGGATCCTGGCTCTGTGCTGAATATCGCTGAGTCTTGCCTCCACACCTGTATGGTGCTGTCTCCCACATCCTTTTGTAGGGTATGCACGTACACCACGCCGGAGTCTGAGCTCAGTCCTGGCGCCGAGGCGAAGAGGAACTTGGGCCTCGTGGACACCGTGCTGTTGTCCGAAGGTTCAGCTATGGCCACCGACCATCCATAATTCATGTTGACCAGCGTGCTGCTGTCGTCCGATGGTGGCAGCACAGTGTGTGACAGGTCGTACTGCTTGTTGGTGTTGTTCCATGCCCAAACTTTCACAATGCCCACGCCGTCCTGCCTGGTGCTGGTTGGTCCCAGCGTCCTGGTGTAAGGGGCACCGGCCGCTATGTAGTTCTCGTCTGTGCTGATGCACAGTGATTGGCCTAACCTTGACTCATCAGTATCGCCGTCCGCCATGGCGAAGGATGACACCACTGTGAACAAGTTGCCGGGCAGGTTCTCCTGCCTGAACAGGAAGTGCAGCGATCCCTGTCCTTGGTCCGGGGCCGCCACGCATATCATCCTGCTGTCGTTCCTGGCCACTATGTTATAACCAAAATCCTGTTGGTTGTCCGCGTCCGGTGATGCCAATATTGTGCTGGTGTAGGGATCGGTCTTCTCGTATATCGTCCACCTGCCGTCGGGATTGGTGTCGGCGAACACCCTGTCTCCGTTGACAAAATTGGTCTGGTCCACGTCTCTGTAGACATTGTAAGATATCCTGTCATTGACCTCATCCATGCTGGAGAACCTGACGCTGACCCATTTGTACACGTTGCCGTAGGTAACTAATGTGGACTCATCTATCCGCAGGTTCAGAGAGCTCACAACGCTTATGGCTCTGCTTTGATTGAAATTGAATATGACGGAGTTGGCGTTGGGCGTGCTGATAATCTTGAACACACCATTCAGTTGCGAGAACTGGCTGTTGAGTATCGCAAAATATTCACCCACTTGGAAATTATGCGGATTTGTAAGTATCACTTCCACTTGGGTGGCGTTGTTTATCTGCCTCATGGCTATGATTCTCAGGCCAGTTGACGTCAATCGCAGCATGTCCCAATCATTATTTTCTTTTTTGGCCATCCAGACTAGGTCATTCTTGGTCACAGATGAAACGTTCAAATTTAATAGATCATTGATGTTAAAGGCCGTGTGGTCCGCATCGATCAACCTAGGATAGCCAGCAGTTTTGTATTTCTGCACGGAATCTTTGTCAATGCCGGGCTGAGAATAGTCAAACCTAGCAAAAGTATCGTCTGCCATGTACTCCAGGGGTTTGGAGAATAGCTGTGATTTTATGACCCTAGCTGATTTCTCCCAGTTCGATTGGTCGGCGATATCGTCTAATATTTCTATGCTCTGTATATTGCTGGTGAAGGTGTCACTCGGCATCCTTATTTGCACTGACTGTGCGTTGTCAACGTTGCCAAATTCTCCCGCACGGATCATCCACTCGGGATAGACTTCCAGATCTATATCCTCTCCGTAGAACCTGCTCTTGACTAGCTTATCTATGGCGTTCAGCGTGCCCTTCTCACGGATGAATCCCTGATAGAACTTGTATTGGCTTACATCGTTCTGGAATAGGTTGTCAAGATAATTTCTTGACTGATAACCTGTGAGATGCTGTGCCAATTTCTGCTGTCCTTCATCAAAATTATTGCTCTCCAAGTTGTAAAAATCATTGAACTGGGCGATCTTGTAATCAAAATTTGGTATTAGTTGCTGAGTCGGTTTGCTTTTTTTCTGCAGCCAGTTTACTGTTGCGAAAGTGTTTCCGGAATTATGATTTTTATTGGCCGTGAAAAATCTAGAGTTGTACTCCACTGTGTCACCTATTTGGTAGTCTGTGTTGGCCGTCCATAAGTTTACCTTGGCCTCATCAAAAACAAATCCGGGAGAGTAGTAGTCACCATTCCAGTCACCGGTCTTCCACCCGATCAATTTCAATCTCTGTTGCCTGAATCCTGTGGCCAGCTGCAGGATGATGTCTGAGAACACAGTGGCGTTGTCAAAAAGCAGCAGGTGTTCCTTCTGCACTGCGTTGATGGATATGTTGTATATGCCCGAGTCTGGAAACTTGCTTACTATCTCGAAAGTGGTGCCCACACGCTTGGTGCTGATGGATTTCTCCGGCATCGTTCGCCCCGAGGCGTCCAGCACAGTGTATTCACCTTGAAGATTTCTTAATTTGCCTACCACGCTGTCTCTGGTCACGAGGTTGAATCCTCCAGCGCCTGGGCTCAGCGTGATGGCCGATCCGGGAGCCCATCCCTGCCTGGTCCAATAGATAAACTCCTTGGCGGACGTTTCCCAGTTTGCCGTTTCCTCCAGCTCCTTGGAGAACCTGTCAAAAACAAATCCCTGCGATTCGAGATATTTTCCATATCCCGTCAAAAAATCCACCACGGACTGTATGTCCTTGAAAACCGTGCCATAAGTGATGATTTGTTCCACCTGGGAGAAATCTTTGTAAATCACTGCTCTGGCGCTGCCGGCCTCGATGTTGTAGCTGTTTCCATTCTTTAGAGGTTGAAAAATTTTGAAGTATGGTTTGATGGTATTGTATCCTATGATCTTGTAGCCACCCTCCAGAGTACTGCCGTCACCTGAGACAGCTGTGTTGGATTCAACCAACACTCCGGAATATTCAAAAGTGTTTATGGGATTGCTTACCCTGAACAGTATCTTATAGTTCTCGTCGGGTATAAATTGCGATCCCGCTGTGGATCCGGGACTCACGCTGTCTGTCAGCACCCTCAGGTTCTGCTTGTCTGAGAATCCTCCCAGCTTGTATGACAGTTGCACGTTGAGGTCTTTCATCTTGTCATAGAAAAATACAGCGGGATCGAGATTACATTTGATTAGGTAATTTACTATCATTGGCTGGTATCCCGCCGTGATGTATCGTGTGGTGGATTGGGTCAGGGTGTCAACTGTTACCTCTAAGTGATACTTGGCCTGTCGTGTGTTCTGGGCCACCAGCGTGTCCGTGTCTATGATGTTGCCCGCTTTGTTCTCACTTAATCTGCTGTTGTCAAGAAAAAGTCCAAAAAACTTTGCCGGCCTCGTAAGTGCCAGCAACTTCATCACCGCGAAAGGATATTGTGCGCTCGTCCTCCACGCGGTCTCCGCTGGAGCATGATCACCAAACTTCCATGTCCTGTCAAGTCCGGCAGCCGCGTAGCTGTCTATAAGTCCGGTCTGCAAAGGTGACAGCAATTGTCCATTGGCATCAACCGGCAGATAATTCAAAAGTCCTGGCCTCACATATCTTGGGTTAGAAGTGTGCGAGCCGTGATCATATCCACTTGCAAGGTCATTCCATAACAGTTCATTTCCCGAGCTGTATGGTGCTGGACCGTAGTGCTCCACCCACCAAGCGGGTCTCTCGCTGTAGCCCAACATCTCCCATGGATGTGTGTGCGGCCTGTCGGTGTCATAGAAATGTTTGTATATGCCCCTCCAATATCCAGGCAGATATTCTCCATTGATCGAGTCTTTGTTCCTGCTGTAGTTGAAAGTGAAAGCGTTGTTAGATTCGTATGTGTTATTTTTTTGATAGTCCACTCCGTTCCTACCAGCCCAAGAATAAAAATCGTGACCCATGATATCATTTATTTCCCTGATGGTGTAATCACCGGCAGTGAATCCCGATGGACTGACTTCTGATTTGGGCAATAGCTTGGCATCATATTGAGTCTTGCAGTTGTTGTATATCCTTTTCTCTAATTCCAGCAACACGTCGTCCCTGTAATCTCCATGCGCCAGTGTCCTGCTGCCGTCGTGCCCTACTATCACATATGCCGGTGACACATAAGTTTCGTCCAACACTTTTTCTGGCCTGTAACGAGGATACATGCCCAGTTTGGTTGGCGTAGGTGGGATGAAGCTGCCGGTAGTGTCATTGTAATCCTTGATCTGGATCACGTCACCTTCAGTCAATGTGGCGGTTATGTTGACGCTGTCATCTGCGTCACTGAACGTGTAGTCATAACCATTCAACAGCTGGACGCCATTGAGATACAAATACACCGCGCGGTTGCTGGGGATCGCGTCGTCAAATTGGCTGTCTATGGAATATTGAGTCTCGGTGCCGTCCTGCACCGTGTAGGTCCTGGTGCTGACTTTTTCTCCATGACCAACCATGTCCTCATAGTAGAATGGAAAACTGGTGTTCTTCTGCTTGGTCATTATCCTCAATATCTCGTCCACCGCCTGCGCGGCGTCCTCGTATGGTTTTGCTATGGTGAAGTTGGCCTGGAACGCCTCTTTGAATTTTTGATATTCCATCGAGCAATAATCGATTGACGATATGGCGTTGGCGTGTTGATCTATGAGCAGGAACACGGCCTGTGGTAGCGGAGAGGAATGCTGCAGTATGGTTCCTCCCTTGGTTCTGACATCTGGCAGATCACGTAGGTTGCTGTCTCCCGGGGTGTCGCCGGTCATTTCGACATTTTTCTCATTTATGTCGTGCAAGTGGTTCATTATCTGGCCAAATGTGAATTCTCGCAATTGCTCATTGAATGGATTCACTGCCAAGTTTTCCGGTATCTGATATAAACCTTTGCCCTTGATCTTCTTGGCACTGCTGAAGCATGTTATTTTGACAATGTCTCCCACCGACAGATCGTATGTGAACTTGACGTATTTGTTGGTGGTTCCATTGACCAATGTGTAATCGGTCGTTATGTTTTGCACCTTATGATTCACGTCCACCTGCACCTCCAGGTCTGGTAGCTGTGCACTGTTGGCAAATACATCTACGGGAAACAATCTCAACTCATTTGATTCCACTATGAACGTTCTCAACACCCTCTGCCTGCTGGGCTCAGCCATCTGCACCCAGGATGTTCTCGGTAGATTATGGGTCCTATCAATTATATAATTCACATGTCCGGTACTGAAATTTTTTGATACCATGGAATCCCCGCTCTTGTATGTGAATGATGATGATGCGATGTCGGATGAAAAAACTATGTCGCCCACGTTGTTGATGGTGTTGTATTTGACCCTGATACCCAGCACAGTGTCTATGGGTGACGTGTCGGAAGTCTTGTATTCGAACAGCGCCGCGCCCTCGAATGTGGAATTTGGATATATCGCGGGATCATTGAATGCCACGTGATCATCGTCCTCTATGACAAACAATGGTTTTTGATTGATGGCAGTCTTAGTTTGTCCCTGTTGCCACGTTGCTGTGGACTCCGTGTAATAAAGTGTTTTGCCTTGGTAGACCGATCCCAGTTCGGCGTAAACGGTCTGTCCATCTTGCGGAAGACCGTCCGACTCCAGAGTAAGGTTGATCTTGGACACTCCAGCTATGGTCACGAAGTTTACCTTATAGATCCGGTTATTGACCGTGGCGTCGGTGTCGGCCGTGAACAGCACACGCATGCCCTGGGAAAATGGCACCCCGTCCACGATGTATCCCAAAGAATTTGGAATGGCAGAGAACACGTCTGTGGTGAAGGCATCCACCAGCGCCACGGAGTTTAGTCCCTGTGTACCGTGATCGAACAATTGCAGTCCGGAATCAAATTCTATTATGGGCCTCTTGGCCCTGCTGGTCTCTGACAGTGACGTGGCGTTGCCGTTGACCTGATCCGCGGCCGCGATCGCGGACCTGTGGAACCATCTGTTGTATCTGCTCCAGGCGTTGTTGTCAAAGCTGTCTCGCTTGATGGTGATGTAGTCCGGCGTTTCGGGTCTGTAGAAACTGATGGCGTAGGGTCGTGTGTCATAGGCCACACTATCGTAGAGCTCAGTGGTCTCTGTTGAATAATGTTCGGGAGTTATCAATTTAGCAGTGTCCGTGAGAGTGATATGATCTCCCACTCCTTCCACATAATATTCTCTATTGGCGTATGCGGCACTGGTGGTGTTTGATCCAAATTTAACTTTCATTCCATTGGTCAGTTTGGTGCCAGTTCCCATGGTGTAATTTTTGCTGCCCAATATTTCTTTTTCCACATTAATTTTGGTGGCCGCGGTGATGGTCTTGATTTGGAGTACTCCTTGCATAGCCTGGTGATTGCCGCATTGATAGTACAATATGTCAGGTGCGTTGTTCGGCACGGTGAATGTCAATGTGCCCACCTGGGTGCCGTTGCCTGTGACAGACGTGGAATATATCACCGACGTGCTGCCGTCCTCGGCTATGCCGGTCTTGAATGGCTCCGTCATGATGTAGAATGGATGCCCGGTGACCTGGAGCGCGAATTTATAGGTGTTTCCCCTGTACAAGGTCAGGGTTGGGTTGGCAGTGTCTCCGTGTGTGCTGAAAGTGTAGGCACCGGTGCCCGCGTTGGCAACCGTGATCTCTGTGACAGAGTTTGGTCCGTTGTTCGATATCAACACTGGGTTGGGACCTTCTGGCAGCCAGTAATACTCCCTGTAGTTCACGAGTTTGTCAAAATCCACTGCTGGGTTCCAGGCGTAGACTGTTTGCTTGTTCAACCTGCCATGGTCATCCACGTTGCCGCCAAAGAACTTTATTTGGTTGATGTAGTCATCATAAGTTGCCGTGAACTTCACCTGGTCTTCGGGATTGATGGATGATGTGTCCTTGTCAGTATAGGTCACAGTGGGCTCCAGCTGATAATTTGCCCTGTCCTCGCTGGTTGATTCTATGTAGCTGTCCGCGGCCTGCCTGGTGTATGAATATTCTCTTCCGATGTATCCGTCTAATCTGGTCAGGCTGCCGGGCTGTATAAGTTGGTCCAGGGTGCTGGTGAGGAACCTGTGGTTGTTGTCGGTCCTGTAGAAGGCCGGCAGATGTGCAATGGACCTGCGCAGCGTCACCCCCTGTGCGTCCGTAACCACCTCATAATTTGTCTGGCTATTGATAGGAGAATCTGCCATCGCTAGTATCCCGTTCCGCTACTGCCCGTGCCGGATCCCGATCCGATTCTTCCTGTGGTTGATTGAGATGCTGCTGACCTTGACCTGTTGCTGGTGGTTGTGCCCGTGGTGCTGGTCACCACAGTGCCGCTGATGGCAAGCTGATTGGCTCCTATCGCGTCAATTATCACCACGTCCTCGACTGTGGCTCCACTTATGAATATCTCGTCCGCGGCGCTGCTTATCTGGAACAGGGATCCGAACACCTGCTCATTTTGATTGGGCACTATGACCACAGTCAAAAGGTCTGGTGCCATCTGGTTGTGGATGTAGGCTGCCAGCTCCGTGAAATAGAATGTGTCACCAAAATCAAAGTTGTTCAGCGCGAAAAATTCGTTGATGGCTTGGATGACCCTGGTCTTTATAACCGCCGCCGTGACATTAGTGGAGGCATTCTTGACCACCTTGAAAGTTGCCTGGAACTGTTCCTCTGCCTTGCTTCCAAAAAGTATTTTGTATTTCACTGGGTGGTACACTATCTGGTCCGACAGGCCTTTCAATGGATTCAACACGCCGGAGTAGGATATTCTTAATTGGTCTGATGTGGATGCGGCAGGTTCATCTCCTCCCCTGGCCAGCCATGTCCTGTACAACTGATCGTATGACCTCTCCAGCATGTAGATGTCCATGATGTTGGTGTGCGAGGGATCTATTCGTGTGCCTTGTCCGGCATAATGCTTGTAAAGAAATTCGATATTTGCCCGTCCCTTCCTGGCATAGTAGTCGGTGCTTGTCGACAAGGTGACTGAAGCCTTGTCATATATCTTGACCACGTCATCATTGTAGAAGTAAAATAACTGCCCGTCCTCATAATTGCTGGGCAGAGTGATGCTGGATTCCGTGGCTGCCAACACATAGTTGGTGGCCGCGTGTGGCCTGTAGCGTTGTATGTTGTCATAGCTATTGTATTTTTCAAAAAATACAAATTTTGTGCTGACGTTTGTGTCTGGTTCAACTATGATGTTGAATATCTCGGGATTGTCTACCACTCCGTCATCGTCGCCGTCAAAAAATCCCACTTTTATTTTCCTGTTGTCCTGGTATCCATCGCTCTCCTGCACCACTCCCACCACTTGCCAGTCTATGGGGTAGCCCACCGCGGATCCCGTGTTGGGCAATGTGTTGCTCTTTAGGATCCTCACCGTGTCCTTGACGGACCTCCCTGACACATAATCATATATCCTCTCCTGCTCATCAAAATGGAATTTATTGTCTGCTAGCGACTCAAATATGTAGTCAGTGTTCCTGTAGGTCACCGTGTAGGTGTTGCCGTCATTCACGAACCTGAACCACCAGCTGCGGTCCTGATTGGAGTTTGTGGTATCGCCGGCGTCGGCCAGCGAAAATACCTCGGATGAGCTGAGATTGGCACCGGTAATCACCTTCCACTGTGCGTTCTCCTCGTCGTATCTCAATCCAAACTCCTCGAATATCTCGATCCTGTCCTGCAGGTCGGTTTTAAGAGCAGCATCGAACACCGTGACGAACTGCGGTATGACCGCTGCCAGAACCGAGTCCGCTGGCAACACATCATTCAGCGTGATGGGTCCAAGACCTGACTCTAAATTTCCCGCGCCTCCGTTGGCCCCATCGCCCGCGACCAGGGCTATTTTGCTCCACTGCCTGTCCTGTGCCAATCCGGTCGTGGATGAAACCAACTTGCCGTTCAAAAATTTTCTGGTGTCCGGAGAAATGAATTTGATCAATGCGCCGGGCTTGGCGTATTTTAGATTGGTGGTGGAGAAATCACCCACAACCAGTGGTCCCGCCCCCATGAAGTAACCTGTGTTGGTGTTGGTTCCCACAGAAGAGCTTACCCAATCTGCTGCCAGCGCGGACAGGTTCTTGGTAGGATAGTTGTCATAATAGAATTGCCTGGCCGAGGCCTTGTTCAGCTTGGTCTCCACCAATCTATTGATCACGTCCAATATTTCATTCCTGTTGGTGAAAGAGAAAGTGAACTGCGGGGTGCTGGTCTCGCGATAGATTATACCGTCATCTGCGAAAACCGACACGTTGCTGTATGAACCCGAGGGATCTATGATTTCCTTGGCCCTGCTGATGCCACTCGCGCTCCTGTTCACTGCCTTGACCTTGATTATCTCCTGAGACGCCGACAGCGGCACGACGTTGTAGTCCTCTGCCGTGATCATCCTGTTCTGAGAATAATACACCTGTGGTGCCTTGGTCCGGATGCTGTCGTTGCTCTCTGTGGCAGCTGCGTTGTATATGCTTTGCTGCAGTTCGCAAGATATGGTAAGCACCTGCTCACCACCGTTGGCATCTATGTATGTCATGCTGAATGATATGCCTTGCATGTCTGATGGCTGCACGGAAAAATTAGAGTTGGCGCTGGTCCTGTAGTAGACTCTGAATTTTCCCGATGGTATGTTGGAAAAATTTCCGTCCCCGAACACCAGATCGATGGCGTCGTTGTTCTTGGTCACGACGTTGTAGATATCTCTCACGTCGCTGTTTAGACTGTTGTAGATCACATTGCTGCCGCTGAGGTCTGGCACCTTGGTCCAAAATTTTTCTATCTGTCCAAAGTCATCCAGCTCATATAACCAAACGTCCGTGTTGTTTATGTTGTTGACGTTGACAGCCTGCACGTAGTTGGTAGTTGGTTGATTTATGCCGAACTCCAGATTGGCCAATGATCCCTGTTTCAGCAGTGCGAAAAATCCAGTGTTGGGGCTGGAGTCTCCAGCGCCGTCGCTCCTGTACAGATATGAGAATCCCGTTCCCGGCACCGGTGTCTGCTCGTATATGGATTCGGAATTGATCAATGTGGATGGCACTATCTCAAATGTCCTGGCCACTCCGCTGATGCCCCTGGTGAATGTGAATATGGGAAGGTCGGTGTTGTTGCTGTTGACCATGTAGACTTCTGTCTTTATTCCACCTATGTTGTCCGCCTCCTTTGGCTTTCCAAAAATTTGTCCGGACACGTTGGCGGCGTTCAGTATGCTTATGAACTGTTCCCTGGCATTGGCGTTGGTGGCGTCATTCCATGCCACGGTGACATTGGCAAGGCTGTTTCCGCTGCTGTCCCTCACGTCCTGAGTCGTGCTCACCGAGCTGAATTTCAGCAGTCCGGTAGCGGGCAGGTTCCTCTTGGCGTTGTAGTTGATCAGCCGCGCCAGCCTCAGTATGCTGTTCCTTCTTGATGCGGTCTCTAAAAAATTCTCTCTGGCGTTGAGGTCCACCCTGAAGCTGAGACTCTGGGCCACGTAGGCGATGAGATCTATCAGCGCGATGTATTCCGAGCTCTCCACGAAATCATTAAAATTCTCGGGATAGTTCTCCCTGAGATAGGCTATCATGGTCCTGCGCAGGGTCTCGAAATCGTAGGATTTGAAATCAGCCTGTTGGAAACTGGTGTAGATCTTACGCCAATCCTCGGCTACTAGCAATCGGTTCTGTCTGTCAGTGCTGGCCATAGTTTAATACACGGATATTTATTGATAATATTAAGTGCGTAGTTTAAGACAGGCGCAGAAGCGAGTTATCATCAAAACTGAAGGTCAGTTTCTCGGTAATATTGTATGGAAGATAGGATATAGTGGCCTGAACAGCTATGCCCTTTTCGTATTCGCTCACGGTGATTTCTGAGGTACTGATCCTAGGGTCAGCATTGAGATTCTGCGTGATGTCATCCGCTATGGCCTGCTTCAAAGCATTGGTCAGCGGCTCGTGTATGCAGTCATATATGATGGTGCCGAACTCGGGGTTCTCCACCCGCTCGCCCTTGCGGACGCTGAGTCTGTTGATGAGATCCTGCTTTATTAGCTCAAAATCATACAGCTTGAAGTTGGTCTGGTCGGCCCTAGAACTGAATCCCTTGAAAACCTGCCCCGATTTGCCAAAGCTGCCGTTGCTGTCATTGTATGCCATATTAATCCTCTAAAAAAAACTTCCGATACTGAAATTTGAAAGTGCTCCACCAAAGTCTAGGCTGGCCAGATCAAAGCTAGCTATGCTTCCAATATCAAATCCTCCAAAAACATCTCCTATATTTGTGCCGATCTCGCCCAAAACACTTCCAGCGGAGCCAAATATTCCTTCGATCCCACCCGAGATCACGCTGGTGATGTTGGTCAGCGAAGTTATCTCTCCGGCTATGATGTTTCTGAACTGATCAGTAACGATACTTATGCCTGTCTGTATGGCGGCGTTGCCTAGTCCCTGTATCAATCCCTGCGGAGAAAGATTACCCAGGTTGATGCCGGACAGGACGTTGTTTCCAAATGCTCCCAGCGCAGGCCCAAATATGCTGTCGGCATTTTTGAACAGGTCCGTCAGCCCACCACCAAATACCGCGGTATCCGCAAATGATGACGCCGAGGGCAAGCTGGCCCAGTCCACGTCGAATCCAAGACCCTCGAACTGCTTAAGAAGATCTATTTCTTGCGATATGTCCACGTCGCCAAATATGTTTCCTCCAAAGTTTTTGAAGGCGTCGGCAAAGTTGATGTCTCCCAGTCCAACTGCTCCAAAGGCCTCGGCAAAGTTTGCGGAGCTTGCAATCTGCTGCATGTCGTTGGCCAGCGCATATGTGTCTATGCCATCGTTTCTGAAGAAATCCTTGACCGCTGAAATGTTCCTGTCAGAGAATATGGAGCTGGCGACGTCCTTGACTTGTCCTTGGATGGCGTTGTTGAGGGCGTCCCCCACCGTGGTCTTCAGGGCGTTTTCGGCCGTTGCGGTCAGCTGCTTCACTATCCCATTTGGATTGATGTCGGATAAATTTGTGATGACCTTGCCCATGTCTCCCAGTGTATATAATACCCCCGCTTGGTTGACGAACACCTGGTCCTTGAACAGGTTACCTAGTTCTCCGCCCGCGGCTCCCGTGATCCTGTTGATGACCTGATTGGACACGTCACTGATGCCTGGCAGCAATGGTCTGATGGCCAGTGGTCCCGAATCTGCTAGATTGAAGATTGTGCTGTAATTCTGTGTGAACTCGGCGGTGGCTTTCTGTATCGCTGCAATATCTGTCTTGCTTGGACATACTTCTCCGATGTATTTTTCCAGATCGGCCTGGTATTGTCCTAACCTGCATGCCGGCACTAGGCTTAGTCTCATTTTATTTTCTTGATGTCCCAGCGTGCCTGGCTTGTTGGCATCTTCTCTCCTGCCTGCAGATGTGAATGCTTTGAAATTGTCATAGTGCCACAGGAATGGTTCGTGCGTGGGCACTCGCATGCCCGACATGCCTGGTATGCTCCTGTCCTGCCTCAATACCCCCACAGTTCCTTTCAGTATCGGTGTCACATCGGGCACCTGGATCTCTGCCGTTCCTGTGCCATTGGGCTGACCAAATCCCGTCCTCTGCAGCGGTTTCAATAGATTTGGATCCACCGGCATGCTGTTGAAATGAACCTGGCTGCCCACGAGATGCACCTGCCCAGATGCCTGATGTATCTGGTTGCCTCCCGCTGCCTGCGTGTAAATGCTCATGCCCGTGCGCAGGCTGTAGTAGCCCTTGTCCACCGAAACATTCATGGCACGGCTGGCTATCTGGTTGATGATGGAACCGTCTATGCTGACGAAGCCCTTGATCGTCCTGTCCAGGGGATCCTCTCCCAGGTGCTCGTTCGCTTTGATCTTTATGTTCCTGTTGGCGTACATGTTGATGTCGCCCTCGGAATGGAAATTGATGTCTCCACCTGACCTGATGTTGTAGCCTTTCTGGGCGTATATGTCCACGGCGCCATCGCCACTGAACTCCATCCACACGGTGCCCTTGGCGTTGGCCAAGTAAATGACTCCTGCCGTGTCGTGCATCAGCAACTGGTGTCCGGAACTGGTCCTCAATCGTATCAACTGATTGTCTCCCTCTGCATCTCCGTCATCCATAACAAAAGTATGTCCTGCGGATCTCACCACCGGCACGTCCTCTTGGGCGTCTATGGGTCCTAGTTTTGCTTTCCTGCCTGCTGGATCACTCCTGCCGGGCGTGCTGATTCCAAAAACTGCACTGGGGCTCTCCCTGCGTGCGGAGCTGGTGGTTGTCCCCCTCACGGTGTCCTGGCTGAGTCCTTGCTCCCTTAGGGTGTTGGCGAATGGATGTATTGCCTTGCGCAGCCTGTCTGTGCTGCCAAGTTTGTTGGCTTCAGCATACATCTTCCTGTTGAGTTCGGCTGCCGGCACAATATCTGTGCCGTATGTGTCTTTCTTTAGATCGTCGGTGCTGTTCTCAGAACTTTGCTCTCCGACTGTGTCTCTACTGGCTGCTATTCCTGGTATCATGTGATTGGTCAGGGGCTCCTGCACACAACCAAACCAGAATCCCTGTGACACTTTTCCTTCGACGAATATAACCATGACCCTGCTGTCTATGTCTGGTGGCACCATCCACATTCCGTAGCTGTGAGAGCCATCTTCGTACTTGCTGATGTCTTTGGTCTCTCCACTGCCTGCAAGCGCCTGCACGCTCTTGGAGCCATAAAATGGCATCAGATACTGCACGTCATAGAGTTGTCCAGCATATCCTTCGTTGACGCCGGCCAAGCTGGGTATCAACACTCGCAGTCCCCCCATCTTTCCGGGGTCCACGTTGTCCTTGACTATGCCTATGTATGGTCCTGGGTTGACCTCTGTGTAGGTCGAGCTCCTGTTCTGCCTGTTAGGCGTTGATGTGTCTCCGTATTTCCTTGACATTGACATTACGCTCCTCCGCCTCCGGTTGAGTTTTGCGAACTATTGTATATTTCATCTATCCTGCGGTTTATGTTATCTTTGGTGTCTCTCCATATGCCTTTCTTTAAGTCTTCCGCTTTTTGCGCAAAATCATTCATTATGTTGATCTGGTCTGCAACGTTGACCTCTTTGCCCTGTTGGTCGAAGCGCATCATTTCCAAGGCCTGCGTAAATTTTCCCTGTGCGAATGTGCTGGTGACTTTGTTGACCTTGTACAGTCCGCTGAAGGCCACGTTCTCCAGTCCTTTGAAGTCCATTACTCCCTGTCGCTCGCTGATGTCTGTGGGGAATCTGAAATCCAGTGACACAAAGCACTCGCCCTGATCAAAATTGAAGCAGCCCAGTCTGTCATCCCACAGCGCTCCTGTCTGTCCTTGCGCTCGTTCAGTTACTATCTTGCCAGACTGATCCAGTGACACGTTGCCCATGGGCAGCACGTTCTCTTGTCCTATGTAGGCGGGATCCCCCATGATTGTCATCTCAACGTTGACCATGTTGCCAAGCGGATTGGTTAGGTATTCCATGAAGCCATCCACCTGCGTTCTGCTGTTGGCGTCATCTGTGGAGGGATCCTCATTTTTTATGCTCGACGGATAGTTCCTCAGGGGCAGCAGCTTTTCTGGGTAATCCACTCCCTTGTTTCCATATCTCCTGGCCAAGTCTATCAGGTTTAAATTATTTCCTTTCCTTGCGCTGGCGGCATCGCTGCGAGATCCATCAAACAATGTGGGCTGCCAATAGGCATAATTGTAATTTAATTTAAGATCCAATATCTCGTTATTTTCTCCGGTATAGATATACTTGTAGGCTTTCTTCACACGCTGTCCCCAATGGTTGCCCGCACTGAGCCCCGGCACCGCGAAATTCATTATATGCACCCTCCACGGGATGACCCGAAAATGTATTATCTTTGCGTGTTGCTTGGTCACGCGATCAAATGCCTCTGTGTTGTAGATTGATGTCCTGATCTTGAACCACGGGACCATCTCCTCTGGCATCATTTCCTGCAGGTCCTTGGTTGACACTTGCCCTTCCAGCTCCTGCACCCTGCTGAGATCCTTCCAATACTTGTCCACTATCTTGTTGATGTTCCTGTATTCCTCTGTCTGCAGCACTATGTCCTGTATGACCTGCGCTATGCTCATGTTTGGCCTGATCGTGAACTTGTACTTGGCTGGTCCCCGTGCATCATCGGCGTCGTTGGCATCTCCCCCCACCGACTGAAATACTCCATCCGCGGTGTCTATCACGTATTGATCCAGGGTGCCGATTTCATCCCGCAGCCCTAATTTCAGCTCCACTCGTTGGTGCTCGTTGAGATTCTCCGCAAGTATCTCCAGAGTGCCCTTCAGCGTCGCGGACCTGGAGTCCAGAAATGTGGAAATTTTTTGTTTGGCGTCTGTGAACATGCCTCCTGTGCCGCGTGTGTACATGAACCGGTCCGTCATGGCCAGCTCGGGCTGCACGATGGTGGAAACTTCGTATTGCGTGCCACCGGCGTTGACCTCCATCGCAACGGTGCTGACCTTGAATGGTATCTTCCTCGCAGTGATCACCTCTAGGGGGTTGCCTCTATTGTCATATCCTCGGAACTCTATGGTCAACAGGAATGGGCAATCTATGTGATCCCTGTAGCCGTTGTTGAATGCAGCCGCCTGCAATTTCTCGAACAGCGTGACTCCGAATGGTTCGGTCATTGTGAAGTCCATCTTGTTTAAATTTATTAATTTGCGCTCCTCGTTGGCACCGTTGTTGCCTTGTATGACCACCGTCTCGAAGAATATGTCATGTGCCCTGGTCAATATCTTGTTGGCTTCTCCGGCCAATTTGATGCTTTCCGGGCTCAGCGTATTTTGGAACCTGTCCAATTGGGTCAATGGCACCCCGTCGGCGGCCACTTTGCCCGCGCTGTTGAATGGAGTGAATCTGGCCTGGTTGCCTATGCCTCCCGATTTGGCTATTATGTCATGCGGGGGATTAGTCAATATGGTCTTGGGATTGTTCATTTCGTCTCTGTCGAGCGTGGACCAAGTGAATATGGTGTTGAATGATGCATATTTGTCCAACACGTTTGGTCTCAGGGCTGTTCTCCAAGTGCCGCCACGCGTGGGTTGGCCCGGGGAGGCATCGTTGCCTGTGTTGGAATATGTGATCTCTTCAGAGGCCATTTTTATATACCCAGATCACCCTTGAGATTGCTCAGCTTAGGCAGCTGGATTGTCTTGCCCGGTGAAAAGTCATATATGGGATCCTCTATGACGTCGGGATTCCTCTGCGCGAACACCCACCACAGCCTCGGTGATCCATAAAGGTCATAGGCCAGCAGGTCGGGCCTATAGGCGTAGATACGGTCGATCACATATGATACGTCATCCAGTTCGGCGGTTATGGTGCGAGGATTGAAGAAATCCAAGCTGATGTTGTTCTCCGAAGTGTTGAAATATGGTGACGTGTTGCTGTAATTTGCCATTAGATATATCCCACCTGGCTGCCGCCGCCGCTTAGACGTCCATTGACGAAGTCGCGCATGTTGAATTTCTTAACGGACTCTCTGGAGTATATTGGTTGTAATTGTAAAGCGACCGTGCTCAAGGCCGGAGCCCAGGTGCTGTTGCTGTCAGGATTGGACACCAACCCCGGATTTAGATCGTTGTACAGAGCCTGGAGGTTTACGCCGCCCTCACCGGTCCTGGTGTTCTGTGTGGTGCAGATGTAGTCCACGTCGGCCCGCATGTCCACGTTGAAGTTTGTCACGACCACGGGGACGTTGTTGAATACATAGTTTCCATATCCGCTCAGCTGCAGTATTGGTGGAGGATTGCCTTTGTTTGAGTCATCTCCCCCAAAGAACATCTTGGTCACTGACCTAAAGAAGTGCAACATGGCCACCCAGTACTGGGCGTCCTCGAAATTCTGTACCGGGAATTCTCCAGTTATGGTGAAAGACGGAACCTCGCTGTGTGCGTAGGCATGGAATGGATAGTTGCTGTGTGTCAATGCCATGGCGTTGTAGGTGGCAGCATGCTGTATGATGATGCTGGGCGTCAAAGGAAATGTTACGCCACCTTCTTCGGCCAGCGGCCACAAAACCTGATTTGGTGATTTTTGTTTGTTGTTCTTGAACTGCTGCCTGGATCCACCAAAGAACGTGTTGTTCAGTGAGCTCTCTGTTGGTAAAGTCACCTTGACCCTGAAATCGGTCTGTCCGTTGCGGGTGGTCCACTTGGCCTTCTCGTTCAACTGGTCCGCTGCCTCTGCTCCCCTGCCCAGGCCCGCCCCAAATAATCTATTCAGCGTTGGATTTGAAGAAATAACTTTGTTGACTCCCCCTATCACCCCCAGCACTTTGCCCGCTGTGTCAAATAAGCCCATCTCTAGATCCCTTTATTAATAGGTTGTTTTTCCATATAAAATTCAGTATACTTGAACAATATTTATAGGCATCATAATAGGCGCACTTTATAATCCCAGGGCAGCACGTCAATCAACTAAAACAAGGAATTTTTATGAAAAGAGTGAATTATCTAAACAACCGCGATCTGCTGGCGGAGATACACAAGAGCAAGAACAGCTACGCTTCTTACGTCAGCCCCGAGGACGGACAGTACGACATGATCGTCACTGACATCAAGAAGATCAACGGCGCCAACATAGCACGGGCCAGGAAGATACAGGCCAAGCGTCTCACGGCACAGGCCTGGGAGGCCGCCAAGAAGCTGGGCAACAAGCGGATCAAGATGAGCGACTATGAGGTATCGCCCAGGAAGGTCAAGAAGACTGACCTGGTGTTCCGCGTGATGACCTTTGATCACATCACCACCGACAGCGACAGGAAGAAGAATCCCAAGACACGGGCGGATCATCACACCAAGGTCAACTTCCCGCCGTTCCAGCACTACAGGATCACGGAGAAGGGACAATTGGTTTGCGTGGGCAAGAGCCACTGGGTGGGCGGCATGAGCAACGGACACTTCAGCAATGACCACGGCAGGATCACCCCCACTCTGGCGAACATGTTCCTCAAGCTGGCAGAGAGGTACAGCCAGAGGAGCAACTGGAGGGGCTACACCTACGTGGACGAGATGAGATCACAGGCCCTGATGCAGCTGAGCCAGATCGGCCTGCAGTTCGACGAGAACAAGTCAGAGAACCCCTTCGCCTACTACACCGCGGCCATCACCAACTCATTCACCAGGATACTCAACATCGAAAAGAAGAACCAGAACATCCGTGATGACATATTGGAAATGAACGAGATGATGCCCAGCTACACGCGACAGGCCAAGAACGAGAGCGAGACGGTGGCGGCCAAGAAGCGGCAGAAGAAACTGCACGGCGAGGTCAAGGTCTACAGCAAGGCCGCTCTGATGAAATTAAACAAGGAATACAAAGCATCTGGAAAACTATCAGTTGCAGAGACTAATAAAAAATAGTAAACTCACAATATGGCATTTTTTAAAAAGGCTGCTTGTTTCACTGACATACATTTTGGATTGAAGGGAAACAGCCGAGTACACAACGATGACGGGGAGGCATTCTGCCATTGGTTCATTGAACAAGCAAAGGCGCATGGTTGTGAAACCTGCATATTCCTGGGCGATTGGCACCACCACAGGAGCGCCACCAACGTCAGCACCATGAACTACACCGTCAGCAACATAGAAAGATTGGGTCAAGCATTTGAAAAAGTTTATGTGATCATGGGCAACCACGACCTGTTCTACAGAGACAAGCGAGAAATCAACAGCATGGAGTACTGCAGGAACATTCCCAACATCAAGATCGTGAATGAGTGGCTGCTGGCCGATGACGTGGCCATAATTCCATGGATCGTCAACGACGAGTGGAGACGAATACAAGATCTCAAACAGAGATATATTTTTGGACATTTTGAATTGCCTTATTTTAAAATGAATGCCATGATGGACATGCCGGACGTGGGCACTATCAAGGCAGAACACTTCGTGAATCAGGAGTACGTGTTCACGGGACACTTCCACAAGAGACAGATCAGAAACAACATACACTACATTGGCAATGCGTTCCCACACAACTATGCTGATGCCGGTGACGACGAGCGTGGCATGATGGTGTTGGAATATGGCGGAGAGCCCAAATACATCAACTACCCCGACATGCCAAAATATAGAAACGTTAAGATATCACAGTTATTGTCTGATGCTGACAGCATATTGACTCCCAGGATGTATGTGCGTGTGGGCTTGGACATCAAGATTTCCTATGAAGAAGCCAATTTCATCAGGGAGACGTTCATGGAGAAATATCAATTGAGAGAACTGCAACTGATACCAGAACAGCTGGATCAGGCGGACCAGCCCATGGTAAAGGTGGAGAAATTTGACTCGGTGGACCAGATCGTGATCAAGCAGCTGGAAGCAGTGGACTCACAGACCTACGACAAAAAAGTATTAATGGCAATCTACAACAATCTAGATGTTAACAATTAGGAACCTCACAGCGAAAAACTTCATGAGCGTGGGCAACCACACGCAGGCGGTGAACTTTGACGGCAAGCATCTCGTTCTGGTGATCGGAGAGAACATGGACTTGGGTGGTGATGACGCAGGTGCCAGGAACGGCACAGGCAAGACCACCATAATCAATGCTATAAGTTATGTTTTCTTTGGTGAGGCGCTGACACAGATAAGGCGAGATAACCTGGTCAATAAAACCAACGCCAAGGACATGTTGGTCACTGTGAACTTTGAAAAGAATGGTGTGAACTACAAGATCGAGCGAGGCAGGAAGCCACAGGTGTTGAGATTTTACATCAATGAGGTGGAGCAGAACTCCGGTGCGGAAGGCACAGAGGACAACAACGAGGCGCAGGGAGAGAATCGCGAGACACAGGAAGAAATCAACAAGCTGATCGGCATGACTCATGCCATGTTCAAGAACATCATAGCCCTCAACACATACACGCTGCCGTTCCTGGCTACAAAACAAGCGGAACAGAGAGAGATCATAGAGCAACTGCTGGGCATAACTTTGCTGAGCGAAAAGGCAGAGCTGCTGAAAGAGCAGATGCGTGTGGCAAAGCTGGACCTGGCGGAAGAAAAAGTGCGACTGGACGCTGTCCTGGTCAGCAATAAGAAAGTGGAAGAGTCAATAAAAACATTTGAATTGAGAAGCGCTGCATGGCAGACGCAAAAGAACACAGATATCGAAAAATTTGTGTCAGCAATAGAAGAATTGGAAAAGGTGGATATACAAATAGAATTGGAAAACCATAAACGACTAGCCAAACACACAGATGATAGCAAAACCCTGAGGAATCTGGAAAAAGAGAAAAGCTATCACGAAGATTCTTTGACCAAGGCCACCAGACAGAAAGAACAAACTGTAAAAGATCTAGAGTATGCTGAACGGGCCACCTGTCCCACCTGTGAACAGGATCTACACGGAGAAAAACATGAACATCTCGTGGATGAACTTCGAAAAGATCTTGCGGAACAGACCGAATATGAGCAAACACTGTCTGCGAAACTAAAAGATATACAAGACAGCATAACAGCCATTGGCGATCTGGGCACTGTGCCTGACACATACTATGATTCAATCGATGAAGCATATAACCATAAAGGTTCCGTGGAAGATTTAAAAAGACAATTGGAGCAAACTCGTGCAAAAGAAAACCCATATCAAGAGCAGATCGATGAGTTGAACAAAACGGCAGTGCAAAAAATAGATTATACCAGAGCTAATGAGATGGAGGACCTATATCGACATCAAGAATTCTTGTACAAACTACTAACTGCCAAAGATTCTTTCATAAGGACCAGGATCATAGAACAAAACTTGACCTATCTCAACCAACGACTGGCATTCTATCTAACGCAGGTCAAGTTGCCGCACACAGTGGTGTTCTTATCTGACTTGAATGTGAGGATCGAAGAGCTAGGCAGAGAGTTGGATTTTGATAACTTGAGCAGAGGTGAGAGAAATCGATTGATACTGAGCCTGAGCTGGGCATTCCGTGATGTGTGGGAAGGTCTTTATCAACAGATCAACTTGTTGTTCATTGATGAGTTGATAGATGCTGGCATGGACGTGTCTGGTGTGGAGAGCTCCATGGCAGTGTTGAAGGAGATGAGCCGGACGCAGAACAAGAACATATTCTTGATATCACACAAGGACGAGTTGGTAAGCAGAGTGAACTCGGTATTGAAGGTCGTGAAGGAGAACGGATTCACCAGCTACGCCAACGACGTTGACATTACTGCGTAGTTTCACTTAATAATTTTCCAATACCAAACAATTTGTTTGTGCCTTCTTCTCTTAAAACATGTATGCTATTGGTGGGGCGCAAGTTATATTTCTGCGCCAGCTCATTGTGTTTCTGCCCATGTGTGTTCCAGCCATAATCTTTGTCTAGGTTCTTCATTATGTAATAACCGCACGCTGTCAGGCTTTCATTGACCATGTCAAATTTGTTCAACATTGTGATGGAATCTATTGTTCTTTGCCTGGACCATCGCAATCCTATCCTGTTCCATGTAAGGTCGAGGCCCTTGGACATGCTCATTCCAAAACTTTTTATGCAAGGGTGATCAAAATCAAAATTCAGACCTCGGGCAGATTGGAACCAGCATCCGTCGATGTGAATATCAATTTTTTTCTGTTCGCATTCTTTTAATATTTCGTCCCAGCGAGGATCTACGTCGCAATAACGCCAGGCAGGCACGCTGACCAGCAATGGCACTCCGGGCTGTAGTTCTCCAATGTTGGTGGGTCTCTTTCCCATGATAGAATAATATGCATATTCGCATGGCAGAATTTGTATTTTCCATGAATATTTCTGTATCAAGGATTCTATGAAATTGGTGCATCCAATAATGATGTCCCTGCAAGGGAAGGCCTGCCACCCCGTCAAGTCGTTTAATTTTGTGGACTGGAACCATTCGTTGGCCATCTCTATAAATTTTAATTTATGAGGATTGATCTGCTGCTGTGCAAACCAGTTTTCTTTCAACTTCTTTATGTAATTGTCACTTATTGGATACAATTTTTCCGTCAAATTATTGTTCATTCAATATATACACCCCCTTCTCACCTTTGTTGGGCCAATAGTCCAGCATGGGTCCTGCCCTGTAAACGTCCGAACTTAGGCAATGCAAGCCGCTGTCCCAAAAGTAACACATGTTGAAAGGCGTCACGTGCGGTGTCATTCCTATGCTCTTGAAGAAACTAAATGCTGATTCGTCCTCTTTTATTACCAAAATATTCTTTTCATCGATCAATATACAATTTACTGAAAAAATGGTCTCCCACGGATTGCCAAGCCATGACTCTGCCACTGACAGTATCTCACTATTGTAGTTGGCGTAGTGTGCGCCTGGCAGCCACCACTTGAAGTTATGGCTGGGCACACGTGGTCTTTCTATAAGATAATGTACTTGCCAATCGGGAAAACTTTTGTCATATTGATTTTTGTAAATCGTTGACAGCAGCGCCCCCGGCTGCACGGGGCAAAATACTCCATCTGTGTGATCTCCTGTGTTGGTCACATTGACTCTATGAAATTTTGACAGTTCGGCGGCAACAGTCATCGTGTGTGCTTTGGCCTCGGCATTTTGTTCATCGTAGTCTATGTAAATGTCCATGCCCATCCTGGTGACCGCGGGAAAGTTGACCCAACTCATAGAATCCTTGGATCTGTCTAGTACCGCTACTTTCTGTCCGGCTTGTTTATATGAATCAATTGCGTGCTGGAACACCTCTATTCCGGAATAGTATTGCGGATTTATATATAATGTATCGTCTATGGTTATGGCCCAGTCTGCTGGTGCCATGGGCGGCTTAATTAATTTTCCTTGCCTGTCCAGATACTTGTCAATGGTGGGTTCGAACTGGGGCCTGACTACATTCACACCCAATTTCCGTAATGTATTGCAGATCCCATCCAGTTCCTTCTGCGTGTTTTCAGTAATTTGGCAGAAAACGTCCTCTGTCCTGGAATCAAACATTGAATAAAAATGCTGCGGATACGTGTCGCCGATCCAAATTTCTTTAAGAGGATGGATCTGTGAATAATTTTGTATATTTTGCAAAGTATTCATATTATCTATATCTCATGAATATGCTTTTCCTCACTCCATCACGCACGGCATATTCGGTGGCGTGGAAACTTTTTAAATTGTTCAACAACGCATAGCCTGAATTTTTTTTGTAGTCAAAATTTACTAACCGCTTTCCTTTTCTCTCTATGTAGTTGTCATACAGCGCGGTGCCTGGCTGAGTGGAATCGTCAATGTAAATCTGCAGGCTGAGCTTGATCCTCTGATCATCTATGTGTGGATTCAGCGTGTACCCTGGATGATCAAACCATATGTCCGCCTTATCTGGTGACAGTGCCTCAGAAAATTTCTCTTCCAGTGCATTGATTATTTTTTTATTTTGGAAAAAAATATTCAATTCCTTGGAAATCTTTTCTGTGTATGACACCTTGCTGCGGAAAATTCTTATATCTGTGTCGTGTTGTTCCAATCCCTCGCATTTAAAATTTGTTTCATCTAAATCTAATTTCTCAAGGAAGTGGTTATCAAAAAAATTACCGTACTGTTGGTAAAGCAAACCATCTAAATTTACCAAAGGTGATTTTTTTATTGACTGGACCACGAAATCTACGCTATCATTGTACATGTGTTAATTAATTAGCATCTAACAAAGGAGCATAAAAAATGTCAACTACACATGACTCGATAATGGCAGCCATTCAGACCTATTCTGAAGAGAACCAAAAATTCACTGAAAAGGGAATTAAGGCATCGGCTACAAGAGCTAGGAAAGCACTAGCAGAACTTGGCAAGCTGATCAAGGCAAGAAGAAAAGAGATACAAGAAACTAAGAACGCTGAAAAGAACGCAGCCTAATTATTTTTTTCAAAAAACTCTGTGTGCTCGAGCACACAGAGTGGTATCCTAAAGTTCTACCAACCAAGGAAACACTTTCTTCCAATTTGTGTTTCGTCGCTCATCAAGTTTAGATAATATAACTTTTAAATTCTGAATCTTTGCATTGTTCTTTTGCTTATCGCGAAAGGAATCCACTATGCCTCTCCAATACTTTTTTGTAGAAATCTCCCTGAGATTCTTTTCAGGCATCAGTTCCGTGCAATATTCCAACTGCTTATGAAAAAAATCCTGCCCCGCTATGGTCGGATCAAAGCTCTTTGAGTCGGTATTAAAACTGTGAATGATCCTGTTGGAAGATCTGGTGCTGTTCCACACGTTTATTTGTTTCAATAATGAGTCAAAATAAGGCAGCGTCAATATCGTTATTGCGGAATTGATTCCCACCGTGATCTTATGGCATGCCAACAACTTTGCAAAATTTTTCTGCCATTTTTCGAGGCTCATGCCATAGCGCACATATTCGGTTTCGGTCGTCAGGCAATCTATGCTGGCTATCACTTTGACGTTGTAAATTTTTTTCTTTTCTACCAGATTATTGATCTTCTCCAGGAATTGGTCAAATCTCTTCTCCTCACATTTGAGGTTGGTTATCAGCTGGAACGTGAGTGAATCATTGGGATGATCGTTCCAAAAATCCAAGCATTCGTCAAGTTCTGGGATAAGCAATGGTTCACCTCCCAGCAATGAAAACCATCTCAGTTTTTTGTATCTTTCGTCTTGCTTTAAATATTTCCAAAAGTCCTGTTTCTGCTTGTCGTAATTGGGATTGTGTTGTTCCTCGTTCACGTCGCCCACTCCTGTGGAATCCAATTCGGAAATTTTGCTATGTTTTTTATTTTCTTCCTGCCACTTGGAACTGAAATGTGGTCCACAGTACACACAGCTCATGTTGCATGTGTTCTTGAAATACACTTCCAACATGGTTGGCGTCACATGCACCGCGGATGCATCGTTGGCCAATTCGGGGGCATTTAGATTGATGTCCGTCTGCTGAGATAATTGGTGCATTCTATCGCTGTATCCTCCCGTGTCTTCAACTTTTTTACAGTAGTTGCAATCATTTGATGGCCATTCCCCCTGTAACATCTTGTTCCTGTCGTCTATCTTCTTGGGTACATTGTGGAACGATCCGAAATCATCCACGGGAATCATGTGCTTCTGTGTGCGGTGACACGAGCTGGTGGTGCCGCTTTGGAAAAAGATATTGCTCCATCCCCACTTCAGAAGGCATGCAGTTTTGGTGTTTATGGGAAAGAGTTGTTTTTTGCCGGACATGCAATATTTAGGCTGTAAACCATCTCCTGGCCACTGGTGTTGAGTGCGTGAGGCACCACATGGTCCATTCCTCGTCGGTGAACTTGGCCCGCACAATTATGCTGTCGGAAGCGAACTCCAGATCACATAAATTTTTAAGGTAAAGGTCATGCACGTGGGGAAAGTGCGACAACCATCCCTCGAACAATATCTGCGCCTGGAATGCATCGTCATATTTGCCATGTGTTTTTAATTCACCCACGATTCTCAATGTGCGCTGTGTCATGCTTGCCTGTCTATTATCAGCGATCCATGCACACGCACACGGATGTGTCCATTGTAGTACATGTCGGATTCCAACACCTTCCTCGCGAACTGTTCCCTGGCCTCCACGTAGTTCAATTCTGCCTTGCTGCGGCAATAGTAAAGTATCTCTCTACGAAATCGATCTTTGCCTAAAGTTTCTATATCTCTGTTCAATTGATCACTGCTGCCGTAGTAATCCTGCCAGCCGCTGTCCGCCGCGCCTCTTATTTTTTTGCGCACTTTTTTTCCGTTTTTTTGCGTGTGCATTTTATATCGCGTGGTCTTGAATTTGCTCAGCTTCTTGCCCACGTACATGCGCCCTGACACCGTGTTGGTGATCAGATACACGAAGCCGGCGCAGTCCGCTGGTAATTCAGAAACTGGCTGATTGTTGTGGATCCACTGCATATTGGTATTTAAACTCACGAACATGACAGGAATAATATGCGCACATTATATACAGGTGAAACAGGCACTCTTAGATCAAAAAAAAATTTCCTATAGGCACTATAGCGTCTTTGGTAAAACAGTGAACTACTCCCAAGCAGTTGGGCGGCGAATCACTTGGCGCAACAGGCAAATGATGGAGCTCTGGGAAACAGATCCAACTCCAGGCACGCACAGGACGATCACACATGGACCGTGCATGCCCGCGTTGCAATGAATGAGCTAACGGGTACAGCGCAACCGCCCGGCTACAGCAGCGATGTGTGATGACTGCGAACTCACCACATGCGGAGTTTGAGTCGGTTCGGCTGGTCACAGCCGAATCATGACTGCTCATCTACCACATACGGCGCACGATGCTTCGCATCGCGCTTGCAATCACATTAGGGGAAAGAAACGAGCGCAAGCGAGTTTCAGATGTGCTCTGCACATCTCTCAGACTGTTTAAATATCACGCATGGAACTGATATTCGATCACATCACGGGCAAGCAGGAGCAGCAGGATTTGCAATATTTCCGATTGCGAGGATTCCTGGACGGCAACGAAGAGGACGATCCCCTGGATCAGGGCTGGCTGGCGGACGACACGCCGCACCAGGGCCAGGAGTGCTGGTACCAGTCGCGCAGCACACGCATAGAGCTCAGGCCCGGCCTGATAAAAAAACCGCGCAAAAGAGAAGTGCGCGGGCAGCGCATCGAGATGCTGGAGATACGCCCCGTGGACAGCATGCTCAAGCTGACCGGCATGGAGAGGCTGTACCACGACTTCCTGGCCAAGAAGGGCTATCGCGACCTCTACAACCCCATGACGCACATACACCAGCGAGACAGCTTCCTGATCTACTACATCGACGACGTCAGCCACATGATCGGCTTCACCAAGATCAAGAAATACCTCTGGCAGGAGGACGTGCATGACGAGCAGTTCGAGGACGGCCAACTCAGCGCCATTGAGACCCACATGCACTGCTCCGCCGAG